CCGCCTGTGCCGCAGCCCATGCCGCGTCATCCTCCGCCATCTTCTGGCGGATGCGGCTGTCCTTCTCGGTAACGAGCTTTACGGCGTTCTCCGTCAGGCGCACCAGCAGCCCCGCTGTGCCGATGGGTACGTTTTCGGCTACGTTGGCGGCGGCCACGCCGTCATACTTGTCCTCCTCGCCCTCCTTGGGCATCACCGCCGCGCATATCACGCCGCAGGCGTTCCGCACAAATACGCGCTCTTCTCCCGTTTCCATGTCCAGCACGGTCACTCGAAATGCCATTTCATTTCTCCTTTCGTTTTTCACTTAAAGTCGTAATATTGCCGCCGGGGGTACCCCGTTGAGCACATTGTTTTGGTAAAAGTCCGTCTCCTTTTCCAGCAGCCACGCCATGTCCGTCTCCTGCTCCGCCCTCTCGAAGTGATAGGTGCGTATGCTCAGATCGCCGTCCATGTTTTCCAGGCTTGCCATCAGGTCTACGAACTCGTACCCGGTCGCCAGCATTTGGTGCAGGAGCTGGCAATAGTAGTGGCTGGGTATCTGTCCGTCCCACTTCGCCCATCCCGCTTTGCCGTTTGGTGAGCTGGTCTTTATCTCCAAAATGCCCTTCCGCCCTCGCTCGTCAGTGACCTCTCCGTCAAGCGTGGCGAATATAAAGGGCCGTTCTTTCTGGTACAGAATGTCGTAGGGGTAGTAGTCCACTGTGCGTCCCGGGTGTATGGCCGTGTACAGCCCACGCAGTGCCGGTTCCATCCGCACGCCGCGGCTCACCGCCGCGCTGCCGCTCAGATCCTTGGCTTTCTCCGCGCCCACCTTCAGCCGCCACAGCTCCAATTTCGACATCCACGGGGACATCCCCACCACCGCTGCGGCTTCACTGGCGCCTATGCCCTGCATACGTCCTGCCAACCAGTCCTCCCTGTTCTCAAAGTGCAGCCGTTCCGTTTTCCTCCATCTCCTTCCTGCAAATAAAAAGAGCGCCGCCAAGCTGTTCGGAATTTCCGAACCACTCGACGACGCTCCGCCCTTCCCGCCAACTGACTTAGGCGGGGTACACTATTTGGTTTTCAGCTCGTCCCGCTTCACCGCGACGACCTTTATCCGATCCTTGAGAGGGATGATCTCTATCCGCTGTCCCTTCGCCAGCGCCAAATTGATGGCGAATACCTGCTCTACAGTAAGGTTCATGCTCACGTTGGCTCTCCTCTTCTCTTGATTGCCGGTGACAGAAACTTCTTTCATCCATTTCGGCGAAATTCTATAACGGTTTGCCTGGCACCCCGTTTTCCCAGCATTATCCGCTTGATCTGTGCAAAGAATTATTGCTTCAGCACAAATGAGTTTCCTTCTGTACCTTTCGAATGATGACGGTGGAATGTGGTACTTTTTCTCCGCCAATCCTTTGGAAAAGCTAAACTGTTCGCAGTCCTTGCTCTCCATGACCATACAGATAAATAATCTCTGCGCGCCTATTCCCAACTCACAAAACTCCCTATTTGTGTAGAGTATTCTGCTGATCTGTGCAAAAACCGGAGTATCTTCAAAATACTGCGAGGGCGTCCACGTTTCAGCACCAGAAATCTTCATGCGAGCATCTCACCTCCCATTCAGTGCGCCTCCAAGCGATTCCATTCCGTTGCTATTCTGTGCTATACATAGTTTTCCTTGGCTTCTCGATGCACCCCAGTGAAATTCCATCGCACCGCAAATCGTCTCAATGCATTACCATCGCTGGCCAGCGCGATACTGTTCACTTCAATGCCTTTGCCCTACGTAGCGCATCTACTCAAAGCCGTTCCTTTGCTGCGCGATACCCTTCCTCGCCATTCCCTTGCGTCTCTCAGCATCGCCTCCCGGTTGTGCCAATCCTTTGCTTGGCAATGCCCCTCTTCGCGGTTCCTTTGCTCTGCAAATCTCTTCGCTTCTATGCTCATCTCAGCCTTTGCCAAGCATCTCCTCGCCAAGCTGACCTTTACCATCGCGTTTCTTCTCGCAGCCGTGCTTCACCATTGCATTCCCAATCCAAGCGAGGCTTCACCATTGCTCTGCGCATCTCTGCGATTCTCTGCTGTTCTCTGCTCTCCTCTGCCTTTGCTGGGCTGTGCGGTTCGTAGCTGTTCCCTCGCTGTGCCTACCGATGCGTATCCTCGCTACACCGTTGCTACGCAATCCATTTCGTTGCCTTTGCTTCACGCTGCCCTTCTCCGCACTTCCGTCGCATTGCTTTTCGGCGCAAGGCCATACCGTTGCGTTACGCGATCTCCTCCCAGCGGAACCGACCCTTTCCGCTGTTCCGCCACTGGCCGATGCCGGAGAACCGCCCGTAGTCCAGCCACTCCCGCACGGCTTTCTCGTGGTCGTCGCACAGAAGAATGATGGTAAACTCACACGTTGCCCCCGCGGGAATCTGCTCTGACAACGCCAGACTCACGCGCTCACCCTGAGGCCCCTGCACACGCAACGGGCGGCCGCACTCTCCCATTTCGCCGTCAAACAGGATGGGAATGTTCCGGGGTTCCACAAAAACCAATTTGTCAATTTCTTTTTTGAACGCCTTGATGCCGCTGGACACGCTTCCCTTGACCTTTCGCAGCCCGCCGCAGGTATCCTTAAAGAACCCCCTGATCTGATAGTCGTAGAAGAACGGCGTTCCGTCGTCCAGCTTCGGGAAGATGGTCTTGCCCTTCTCCACCACGCCGTCCACGCCAATGGCGGCCACTTCGTCCTCAAGGGTGTTGGCATCCGGGGACTTGCTGGCGATGAATGTCGTGTAGATGTCAGGATCGCCGGGGCAAGTGCCCAGAACCGGCTCGGTAAACGTCAGTTTCACTTTGATCTCTTTCATAATTGTGTACTCCTTCAAATTAAAATTTTTGTTTATTTATAAAGCCCCAGGGCTTTACAGCTTGTCCACGCGCCCACCAGGGCGGCTCCCGCGAGAAGCAGCAGCCACAGCGAGCCGCCGTTCTCCACCTCTCCGATGATGCCCCACGCCGCGAAGCTGCTCACGCCAAGCAATACCTTCCACTTCCGGTCACGCCGGCGCTCACTTCTTGTCCTGCTCATCATTGTCCTCCTCTATGTACGGTTCTCCGCACACCGGGCAATACATATCCCGGCGTACCTCTATGCCGTTCTCCCCGTCCAGGTTCTCTTTCCTCTCCCGGATCACCGGCGCGTCAAACCTCACGCCGCATATCCTGCACCGCCAGCTCATAGCGTGATGGCCGACCGCAGGTCGTCTATGGAGATGTGCAGCGCCCGGCAGGCTTTCTGAAGCTCCCGTACCGTGAAGTCCAGAGGGTCTTTCTTCCGCTGCCGCAGCGTCTTGGGGGTCATTCCCAATGCTGCGGCCAGCTCCTGCTTCTGCACGCCCTCTGTCTCCATCGCACCGTACAGCAGCGCCACGATCTTATGCTCCGTTGGGTTCACGCCCAAGGGCTTCACTCTCGGCATTTTCTCCCCTCCTCACCATTTGGCTTTCTGTCCATGACTGCTTGGATGCCTCGCGAGGTCAGAACCTCGTGGATCAGCATCCGACCTTTCTGCGTCCACTGTGTTTGCAGCGTCGAATCGTACCGACCATCAGAACGAATAAACTGGATGGTCTTAGACTTGGTGTAGCCCTTTCCCATGTACCGCTTGTAGAGGATCCACTGCCCATTGACGTTGCGCTGAATCCCTGCCTCGTAAAGGATTTTGTTAAGAGCCTTTGCACTGAGGTCGTAATCCGCTGCCACTTGAGAGGTGGCCATCGCCGACTGGCTCTCAAGTATCTCGTCCACATACTGGCGGATGGGTTCAAAATCCGCGATAGCCTGCGCCTGCCTTTGATTTTCTGCCAGCAATTTTAGTTTCTGCTCCTCGGCATCGGCGAGAGCACGAAGAGCGGATGGGTAGTCCTGCGGTATCATGTAGCCGCCAGTCTTGCGGATGCTGGGAAGTACTTCCGCCGTCACCCAACGCTTGAACTGGCGAAGCTGCGCTTGACGTTTTGCAATATACTCATCGCATACGCCACGCGCCTTTTCAGGTTGCATAGCAAACAACGCGGAATACAGACCCGATTCGTTTACGATGGTCATGTTTTGCTTACCGCCGGGGGTGGAGATTTGTGACACACCCTTTTCATCGTCCTCCAAACGACCTGCAACGCGCCGATAATTCGTTTCGCCAAAAGCCTCGCATACATCTTTCAGCACAAACCACGGTTCTTCGTTTACAGTGACGGTTCGGATGTCCCCGAACTCCGGGTTATTGAATACCCGCATCTCGTTCATTTTCTCCCCTCTCCCTTCATCAGTTCATCCAGCGTACAGCGGTACAGCGCAGACAGCTTGTGCAGAACTGCCACCGAAGGATCAGCCTTGCCTGTCTCATAAAGGCTCACCGCTGAAACGCTTATCCCCAGCAGATCTGCCACCGTTTTCTGCGAATATCCGGCTTTCTTTCTTTGCTCCTTATAACTCAATCTCTCATCTCCCATCAAAAATAATTGAGAAATACTTGACTTTTCCTGAAATTCGCCTTATTATGTGGTTGTCTGTTCAAATAACTTAGCAAATTCCACTTGATTTGGGTGAAGCATCTCTCTATATCTGCTCAATTTATTTTGCGTGTCTTTATATTAACTCAATATTTGCTCAATTTCAAGAGCAATCTACTTCATTTTTCAATGTTTGTAGCAATGCACAATTTTGGAGGTATACTTTTGTGAATGGTGAACTGTTCGTTTACAAGATTTGGCAATTATGCAAAGCCAAGGGGCTGACAAAAGCCGAGTTCTATGAAACTGCCGGCATCACTCCATCGGCAATGGCTCTCTACAAAAAAGGAAAGACCAAACCATCAATGGACACTCTTCGCGCTATTGCGCGCGTTCTGGAGATTGACGTCTCTTATTTGCTGACCGAACTTTACGGCGATGAAACAGAAAAAGAGCCCGCTTCCCAACTGGAAAGCGAACTCGATTCCGCGCTTGTTAAGTTGCTGTGTTCTCTTACGCCTACTGAACTGGCGCAGGTGCAGGGCTTTGCCGCAGCGCTGATAGCAGCTCGTAAAGCCTGACCTTTTCCTCCATCGTCAGGGTGGAGACCAGTTTCTTCGCTTCCTGCTCGTTCATTTCTCTGCCCCCTCGTATGTCGTTTTGTGGCGTTTGCTTGGTTCAATCGTACTCTATGCGTGCCCCGGTGTCTACGCTCATTTTGGGGAATCACTCCCCAATTTGGGTAATTGGCGCTCTTAGGCCGATCCATATCTGGGAAACTGCTACCCAAATACGGAAATTTACGGATGAAATAAGATCCGCAGCGGATGAAATAGTATCCGTTACCGATAGAAAGGGGAAATCATGTCAGAAATTCAGGAAATCGCGCAGCATATTCAGGACTTCCCTGCCCTTGTCCGTAAAGCCAGAATGGACAAGGGCATCACCAACGAGGAACTGGCCGAATTGTCCGGCATCAGCTATTCCGCCGTCTGCAAAATGCAGTCCGGCGAGCGCGATCCAAAGCTGTACGATGCTGTCGCGGTGATGAAAGCCGTCGGCATCTCCGCCGATCAGACGTTTGAGATCCAACCCCCTGCGTCCGCCCCATCCGCCATGCGGGAACGCATACACGAGCTGGAGTTGGATAACGCCGTCAGCTCCGGCAACGTGGTGCGCCTGAAGCAGGTCAACGGACTTTGCACCCAGCGCTTGGATGCTGTTATCCGCCAGCGCAATCATTACAAACGCTGGTCTGTGTTTTCTTCAATTTTTGCCGCGATCCTATCCCTGTTCTTAATTGTTTACCTTTTTTTCGACTTCCGCAACCCCCATGCTGGCTTTGTCCTCCAGGACGGGCCTACAGCGTTTGCGTGGCTTGTTATCCTTCTTACGCCTGTTTCTATCGTCGTGTGCAGCCTTGTCGGATACCGTGCGCTGCGCGATGCTGAAAAAAATATAATCGAGCAAAATAGAACATAGGTTCTACTGTGTTCTAAATTATATATCACAAGTTTCCTGGTTTCAATGCACACATATCACAAGTTTTTTGAGATTTTTTGTTAAAAAAAGAAAAAGCCGCCCAATCGGACGGCTTTTCCATATAAGCTCTATTCCCGCCAACACCATCACGAGTCTTAAAGAAAGGAGCCTACAACAGTAGGGTAACACGAAAATATCAAAATGTCAACGAAATGCAAGTCCTGTAAGCGCGAAGTCCCCGACAACGCCACGTTCTGCCCCTGGTGCGGCCAGAAGCAGGTGCGGGAGCGAAAAAAGGACGGCGTTATCAAGGTGCCGGAGCCGAAGCAGCTTCCATCCGGCAGCTGGCGCATATATCTCCGTGCCGAGCAGCAGTCTGTCACCGAACCTACCAAGGATCGCTGCATCGCAAAGGCCAAAGCCATCCGCGCCGGCTTTGTGGAGCAGCAGAAAAAAGCCAAAGACCAGCCGCTTCTGCTTTCTGAAGCCATTGAAAATTATATCACGCGCCGTACCCTTCTCTCTCCCAACACTATCCGCGGCTACCGCATCTATCAGAAAAACCGCTTCAAGTCTTGCCAAGGGGTCAACATACGCGAGCCGGTGGATTGGCAGTCGTATATAAACGAGGAGGCCGCGCTCTGCGCCCCAAAAACGCTGAAAAATGCCTGGGGGTTTATCAAATCCGTCTTAGAGGAAAACGGCATCGCCGCTCCAAAAGTAACGCTTCCAAAGCTCCCCGTTTCCGAGCATAAGTGGCTCACGCCGGAGCAGATCATCGTATTCTGCAAAGCCATCGAGGGCAAGTCCTTCGAGAAGGAAGCGCTTTTTGCCCTCCACAGTCTGCGCCGCGGAGAACTGCTGGCCCTCAAATGGGACGACATAGATTTTAAGTCCGACTCCTTCCGTGTTCATGCCGTCATCGCGCAGAACGAAAAGAACGAGTATGTGGAGAAGATAACACCCAAAACCAAAAAGTCAAATCGTGTCGTCCCCTTTATGATCCCCCGCCTCCGCCAGCTCCTCAAGGATGAAAATGGTCCAAAGGGCAAGCGTGTGTCGTACCAGCCGCCAAACGGACTCTGGCGCAAGATCAACGATGTCTGCGAAGCAAACGGACTTCCCAAAGTGGGGGTACATGGTCTGCGCCATAGTTTCGCATCCCTGGCCTACAGTCTCGGCTTCAAGGAGGAGGAATGTATGCGTATCGGCGGCTGGTCAGATTACAAGGTCATGCACGAAATATATACTCACCTCGCCGCCCGCGACTTAAATGCCCGCGTCAGGGAGATGGAAAATTTCTACAAAGAAAATCTGTGACCGTCTCAGGTCCGCTTTTCGTGTGTAAATCCGTGTGTAAAAACGCAGGAAAACCCCGTTCCAGAGCGCACCAAAAAAGCAGCAAACGAACCGATAAGTTTTATGCCAAAAATGCGCAAACCCCTTGAAACAACAAGAAATCCCGCAGTCTCAACGACTGCGGGATTTCCCTTCATTTGGCAGCGGGAGAAGGATTCGAACCCTCACTTTTCCTTATAAACCTGTTGTGCCACAACGCTTCCGAAATTCGTGTGCATTTTTGTGTGTAAAAATCACTCCTCGCACCACCACACCGTTTCCCTCCTGGCACCCGCCACGGCGGCCTCCTCATGGGTCATCAGTATGTCAACGTGTTTTCCTATTACGCCCACGTCCAGGGCGATGTATGTCTTGTCTCCAATGATGACCGTGCTGCCGGTCGGTATCACGTCCGGGTCGGTCGCCACGCAAAAGCCGGGATATACCCACTGGCCGCTGGCGGTCAACACCCGGCCAAACTCGTCCTGGTTCATGTGCGCGTACTTCTCAACGCAGTCTGCACAATAGCCGGTAATAATGCAGTCCTCCAGCACGTTGCTTTTGACCTTTATCGCCTCCCGTATACGCTCGGACTCATCCGGTGATTCTGCTGCTATATCGTCCGCGTCGCTGTCTGCGATGTCAGCCGCTCCCCATTCTAAGCGCAGGACGGTGTTCGTGGTCTCTACCGGCACTTTGTCCTCTGCGATGGCTCTCCACGGGGCGATCAGCGCAAAGATCAGGGAAACCAGCAGTACAGCCTCCAGCAGCAAGTGCTTGTGTTCCCGACGCACAACGCGGCGATACTCCGACCGCATAACAACAAACGGTCCGGGGCATAATCCGAACTCGCCTGCACGGACAATGTTCTCGCTCATTGTTTTATAGACTATCTGTTCCCTTCTTGTCATTGGTTTTCTTCTCCTCATACAACGGACACCCGCAGTTTACAAAATCGGCGCAATAGGGACTATCCCCATTGAAGCACGCCCAAGTCCACTCCTCGTGCCACTTGCAGCCAACACAGCATTTGCTTTTCATGTCCTCACCTTCTTACTCAGTCTGTTCCAGCTTGCCGTAGCGGCGCTCTGGCTCCACCCAGACAAGGTGAACCCACAACTCGCGCAGCGCACATAGTACCGTTCCGGCACATGAATACCGATTTTGCGCTCCCCGCTGTCTCTTCCGCAGTGGGGACATACCTCCAGTTTCCCGCTGGGTTTTCTGTTGTACTGGTTCATGCGTTATTTTCCCTCACTTCTACCACATCCTTACCTGTGCCGTATGCTCCGCAAACCGCTGTTCTTGCAGTTGAAAGTATGTCGGCTCGATCTCGCACCCCACAAATTCAAATCCGAGGTTGTAGGCCGCTATCCTGCTGCTTCCACTGCCCAAGTGTGTATCCAGTATGCGCCAGTCCTCTTTTGCGTACTTCTGCAGCAGCCACTCGTACAATGCCACGGGCTTTTGCGTGGGATGGATCCTCTTTTCGTTCAGCGCCTTGTTGCCCTGCTGGATCGTTCCCTCGGAGATGCTTTTCCCCTGCATCATCCCGCGCCACATATAGCGGAATATATCTACACGGCTTGTCAAAGAATTGAAGGCAATCTCTCCGTCAGATTGGTCTGAACCATCGTTGCACTTATCCCACACGATAGCTCCAGCGCGGGGCAGCGTGAGGTAGTTTGCTCCCCAAATGATCTGCGCTTTGCTTACTCTGAATAGTTCGTCGAAAAACGCCTGTCTGGGCGGTGCAATATCAAAACCGGTCTTTTCGTAATGCCCATCCTCCACATACAGCCGATTTCCGTTTTTCTGTGTCACGAATTTGCTTCGGCTTTTTCCGCCGTCCTCGCCGATGCCATACGGCGGGTCTACGATGGCAAGGTCAAACGCCTTATCCGGCAGCGTCCGCATATACTCCATGCAGTCCACGTTCAATGCGATCTGCGTGCTCATTCCATGTACTCCCTCCACTTTTTATCAAGCCCCTTCGCCCGCAGTGTCCTGCCGTTCATGGTGTACTGGCGCATCCGAAGCATAAAACTTTCCTCGTGGCAGCGGTCGCAGTATCCGCGCATTGCTTTATCCCGCATCGGGTTCCTCTGCTGCTCGTGCGTCAGGTACACGATGTACTCCGCTTCCATCTCCTTGATGCACTTGGGGCACAGCTTGGCGGTGCGGACTGTCCAGATGGCCTTATCCATTTAGTCAGTCCTCATCCATCATCCAGCGCATCATAACGGCAACGATCTTGATATTATCCTTGTAATTGTCCAGAGAATCGTTGAAGATGATATTTTTCTTCCCGATGTATTTTGTGTAGTCATACTCCAATTTTGCGCCCTTACTCTCCTGCCATCCGTGCTGAAAAAGCACCACGTCCGCGCTATCCAGCATAGCAAAGCATATACGCATATAGTCCGCTGGCTTCATGCCCTCCGGCAGCTCCGCCGGATTTAGGACGGTGTGACCTTCTTCCTGCAGCATGGCCGCCGTAGCTTTGAACTGTGCTTTATAATGCGGATTGCCTGTGATACGTCCTGCTATATAAATTTTCATTTCTCCGTTTCCTCCTCCAGTTTGTCCAGCGCCTTTCCGATGAGTTTCCAACGGTCAACGCCGATGTCCCGCGCCTCCAGCAGGCCAAGCCGCACCACGTCAGGGGCTACCTTGCCGCCGGTAGCGTCGGACACTCTCTGCGCCCAGCCCAATTTTGTTTTCTGCTGGTAGGCTTGCAGCCGTATAAAAACCTCCCGCTTGATCTCCGCCATCGCGCCCTTGGGCTTAAACGGCGTGGTGGGTTCGGTCGGCTGCGGTGCTGGGTCTGGCTGGGCTTCGCTTTCATCGCGCTGTTCGCTTTCCTCCTGTACCTGCACAAACGCGCCAATGGGAAGTATATCATCCTTGTTGAGTATTTTTATCGACGGTACGCCCTCCGGTACGACCGTATAGATGGTGTCCTCATTCTCCACACCCAGCGCAGGAAACTCCTCAATGGCGTAGGACGTGACATCCTCCGGCAGCACCAGCACGCCACGCACCAGCCCCTCTATGATATGGTTGGTTACGCCCTGCGCTATCTGCATACCGCCCTTCACGCGGACGATCAGCACCTTTCGTTCCGTCATTTCTGTTTTTCCTTTCGCAGTTCATTTACAGCGTCTACCAGTTCGTTGATCTTATCCTGCATGACTTGCGTGTCTGGCGCGTATCTCATAGTCCCGTTTTCGGACTTACGCACGCTCCCGCAGTGAAGAATCTCCTTGGGCTTCTGCACTACTGCTTTCTCATTCTCCCACCGCCCGATGCGCTTATAGCCCTTGAAGCCGTTTTCCGCCTCGTACTTGGTGATGCAGTCCTCCTCACCGTCCGTAAAATGTACGGTCGGCTCATAGAACCCACGCTCCCGGCATTTCTCACACCGGCAGATGCTCTTGATGTACCCCACCCGACCATCCAAAGTCTCCACAAAGTCTCCCTCGTGCAGGCTCCCCGGCATCATCAACGGTTTCATGGAGCTCATCTTGTCGAGCTCATCCTTTTCCGCATATCCGCAGTTCTTGAGCATCCACCTGATAAGTGCAAAGTCGTACTTGCCAATGCGAGTAAAATTCTGCGGCAGATCCTCTATATTGCCACTCCAGCCCGTCTGCGTCCCATCGTCCCACTTGAAAATGAAGCTGTGAAACCGCCCTGACCTCTCGTAAGAAAACACATATCCGGTAAGCGTTTTGGATAATGTGCCATCGGCGCGTTCCAACCTCGCATAATCTCCTGCATGAAAGGTGTATATCATTTCTGCTCGACCTCCTTCAGCGCTTTCTCCGCCTCCTCGCGGGTGAGGAAAACGGTCTTACCGATTTCTCCGGCGTTTATACCTGCCAGCGATTGCCAAACAAACCCTTCTACAATGTCCCACTCGATAAACAAGCCGAACAATTCCACGCGGATGGCTTTAACTTTATACACACTGATCGTTTTTCGACCCGTTACTTCGTAAAGCCTATCGCCTACCTTGCAAGGCGGCACCACCACGCGCCCGTCCTTGTCGGCCTCTGCCAGCTCTCGCAGTCTGGTATAGCTGCAAAGGCTTTCTAAATCAGCAAGACGCATCAGTTTCAGCGCGATCTCGTCTGCCTTATCTTTCGGCAGAACCTCCTCCGGCGCACACCCGCTGTCCTCGTAGGCGGCGACGCGATCCTTGAGGCGATTGCGGCAGTACAGCGCGGTGCAGTCAACCATCGGCTTACCATGCTTACCCGTCCAATCCGCTTTGCACTTCTTGCAGTCCATCATTGCCTGTCCATCGGTGTCGCGCTTCGTCAGTCGTTCATTCATTTCTGCTCCTCCACATAGCACCAGCTTTGCGGTGCTTTAGTAATCGCCGCTGGAATCATGCAATTTTCATCATAGATACAGGCTGTGCTTTCGTACCCGCTTTTGCTGCATGATTTGCATTTTTTCCAAGTGTGAAATTCTATCAGTTCCTTCGGCGCGTCGTAGATTTTCAGGTCGGAGATATGCCAACCGTAAATATAGTGTTTTCCCTCTTCGGAATATTTGAAATAGATATCTTCGCGGCGAACACAGGATTGCTGTTCGGCAATGTCTGCATTTGCCATCTCACATCGTTGTAGGATGTAGTCGCACACAAACTCGCCGATAACCTTGCCGTTGCATCTGCCGACCGTATTGGTCCGGACGGTATCCCTGTCCAGATTTCCACCCTTTACGGAGATATACGGATGACCACTTGTGCAGTAGATATAGCACTTAAACGGTACCTCCAGTTTCGGCACGGACTTACGCAATTCCATAGTTTTTCTGCCAATGATGATTTTCGCGCACCACTTCGGGCGAATGCTTATCATAACGGCCTTGCTCATGCCTTTTCCTCCTTCCACGGCGTATCCACGCACTCCGGTTTCTTGCAGCGCATCTCGATTGCCCACAGAAGGTTCCACGCCGCCGCCAGAAGGTGATCCTCGTCTTCCTGCCCGTCCAGATACTTTGCCGCGTGTCGCATGGCGCTGTCCATCAGGCTGCTGGTGAGGATCCCTTTATCGACGTTATGCGTCCCATATTTGAGCGCCCCTGCCTCGCAGTGTTTGCTTACCTCTATAATCGCCGCCCACGGCAGAAGATCCATGCGGCCTTTCCCGCTGTGCATATCCCGCTGCGCCCCGCTGCTGAAGGTGGTACGCTCTCCGCTGTCCTTGATGCCGGCTTTTTCACATACGATCATGTTTCTATCTCTCCTTTCGGTCGTTCCAACGGTCTGTACGCCGTCTGCGTTCCCTCAATGTGCGGCATGAGCCAAACACACCACATCACATCCATCAATGGGCTGCCGCCGTGGCCGTCCTTGAAAAAGAAGTCCGGCCGCCATGTCAGGGGCAGAATGTAACTGGGCGGGAACTCATCAAACAAAGATAAGCGGCGTTTCGCGTGCCAGAACTGTGACTTCACCAGAAACGCAAAGGGCTTGCCCAGAGACGCCGCCTTGCGGATAAATTCCTCTGCCCGCGCAAAGGGCGGGTTTGTGATGATCCAGTCAAAGCCTAAATGTATATCCGGCGTATCAGGTGCTTCCAGAAAATCAAGCCCATAGAGTATGTCCGTCCCGAACGACTCACCGTACCCGCACGCCCTGATCGTATCCAGCATATCCCCCTCGCCCACCGCCGGTTCCCAGATCACCGTGTTCTCCGGCAGACGAAGGAAATCCAGCAGTGCCACCGTCACCTCCGGCGGCGTCGGGTAAAAATCCGACTCGCGTCGGCCAATCGCGCTGTTTCCGCCCGCTATGCGGCTCGCCTGTAAATTATCCATCACGGCCTCCTATCATTCTCATCAGCATCAGCCTTTGCATATACGATTCATCAAGCCGGTATGTAACCTTCGGCTTGAACTCCATAAATGTCGGCCGGGGTTCTGCCCCGCCTATATCGCGCACATCTGCAAGGCCATCAAGGAACTTGTGTGCGGTCTGCATGAAGAACGCCGCCGCGATCTGCTGCTCCTCGGTAAAGCTCCCCGGCTTCGCGCCCAGGACGAACTTGCACCAGTTATAAACCTCGTCAGCACCGTACTGCTTCGCCCTCAGATTGAGGGCTTTCAGCGCCTTTTGAACTTCATTGAAAAGCGCACTCTTCTCCGCATAGCCAAACTCCGCCTTTTTGATCTCGCTCATTCCTGCACCTTCCACGGAAAGGCAGAGGCGGGCAAATCGGGGTAATAGGTCCGCAGGTTGTCCTTGTAGAAAACTGGGATCTCGTTCTCGGCGCAGAAATCGGTGATGTGATCCACCCACGCACGTTCCGGCACCACCTTGTCCGTGCGGTTTCCTGTTTCCGCGCCGACGATCACCCAGCAGGGCAGGCCCTCGGTACATTCCCGCATATTGACCGGCCCCAGCAGCGGCTCCATGCTCCAAAAGGCGTTTATGCCGCTCTCCGTCATGGGGTGCATGGCCTTTGCGTCCTCGCTTGCCACGGTACTGCCATACCAGAAATTTTTCTCATGCGGCAGCAGGGCGATGTGGTCTAATTCAAGATAGCGGGTCGGATTTTTTGTGAGAAACAAATAGCGGTGCCACGGTGCGCGCTTGCAGGCATCCAGCACCTCGATGATCCATGAGGTCGGCACCCAACGCCCGAACAGGTCAGCCATGGAGCAGACGAAAACCGTCTGCGGCTCTGCTATGCGCTCCGGCTGGTTCAGCCGGTAGCGGTGCAGGGTAGGCGCGAACCCAAACGGGTACGGCGTCGCCTTAATCTTTGTGTCGAGGACGTGCAGGCCGTCGGCGCGCGGCGCGCGATCTTCCAACCTCGCGTCGAAACGGTGCGCCGTTCTGCTTGCGTAACAGTAGGCACACCCGTGGCGGCAGCCGGTCACGGGGTTCCATGACATATCCGCCCAGTCAATTTTCGTCTTGTTCATTGTTTGGTTCTCCTTTCGCTCTAATACCTCACTCCGATGTAGTCCAGCACCCGCGCATAGCCGAGGCCGTCTTTCGTGGGCTTCCACAGCCCGTCCGTGTCGAACGCACCACCGCCGATGCAGAACTGGTAGTGCTTCGGGTGTGTGCGCCTCATGCGCTCAAATCGGTTTTCGCCCTTTTCGAGATGTGCCCCAAAGCCGCAGAACATACAGCCCGTCCTCTGGCATCCTGTGCAGCGCAGCTTGCAGTCGATCAGCGTCGCGCCGTAGTCGTTCTCGCCGTCGCTGGCCACGATGTCGCCGTATACGCTGGCGTAAAAGAGATGGTTGTCTATGATGAACCGAAGCACGTCCTGCTCCGTCCAGAAACTCATGGGCTTAGATAAGGGACGCTTTCCTTCAAAGGCGTTGCAGCCAGTTTCGCGCCATTTTTGCATCCGCAAAAGACTTTCCTCCGCCATTGTTGCCGTCGTGGGCTTGACATCCGCTCGGTGCTCATAGCTCTTTGATGGGGACTTTTTCATAATTCCACAACACTTGTCTGATATGAGAAATGGAGCCGAAAGCAAATACCCCCACTTTTCACAGTTGTACATGCTCTTTTCCCCATCGGCGCGTAAGACTTCCCCACGCAATAGCTTCATACTGCGGCTCTCCGGTGATCGCCGCGCGGTTTCTATCCGGTGCGCCACATCTTTTCCTATGACGCTATACCCGTACTTCGTCACCACCTGTCGAATGTTCATCTTCGGGCGTAGACGGTGAAGGTTTACGGTCACGCGGGGAAACTCCCTCCGCAGCCAGTCGGCGTACTCATTCACGAACTTCTGAATTTCAGGGTATTCCAGACCCGTGTTAACAAACACCAGATTCAACTCCCACGGCGGCGTCCTGAAACTTGCCAGATACCGTGCCGCCAGATACGCCAGCACCGTGCTGTCCTTTCCGCCGCTGAAGCTGACGTAGCACTGTCCGCCCCATGCGGTGTACCACTCGTCCAGCTTTTCGTAGGTCAGTATCTCCTTGTCCTGCACGTCCAGCGCCATCAGTTTCTTCGCCGCCTCATTTGTCAGCGGCTGGTTCATCCGTCCCATGTCTGCTTTCTCCCACTCCCATCACAGGCAGAACTGAAGGTGGTCCTGCAAAGTCTTTTTCGCACGGTTCACGCTCCGGCTGACCGTGCTCTTATTTACGTCGTGCAGTGCTGCGATCTCCGTCACCGTCATGCCGCCATCGTACATCTCGCTCAGGTACATCCACTGATCGTCTGTCAATTTCAGCGCCGCTTTTGGGAAGTGCCGACGCAGCCGAAGCAGGGCGCCGAGGTTCGCGTCCCTGTCCAGCAGCATTTCATCCACCCTGCCGCCCAGCACTTCGTCCAGCAGGACGTCCGTCGCCACATCTCCCATCCTCCGCATAGTCACGGTTACACATCCTCCCTGCCGTGGTAGCTCCTAACGAACTCACATTCCGCCTCTGCTGCGTTCACGGGCAGAGTAACGATAAAAGACGCGATGGAGAAGTAGTATCCCCCATTGCCCCCATCAGCGTTGGACTCGATCATACAAATAGCATTGCGGTTGTGCATAATCGTCACTCGCGCCTTGCATCCATAGGTGTCATAATCTTCCCACGGTTCATATTCTATGTCCGATACCGCAGTAATCGCGGCGTCCAGTTTTACCTCCGAGAACTTCGATTCGACCCTTGCGCAGCAGTCCCAGTCCGTCATCTCAACCCGCAGTTTCAACCCGGTATCCAGTTCGATATGCTCCGCGTCCCACGCCACGATCTTCCGGTACAACAGTAGTTCTTTCAACTCATCAAAGCTAATTTCTTTTCTCATTTTCATCCCTCCTTATACCTCGTCACCCCAGCAGTCCCAGCCGTCCACCTGTTGGCGGGCAAACAGTTCGATGCGGGGTATATCTCCCATCAGTTCCACGATCCGGTCTCTCACCTCATCCGGCTTTCTGCTGTGCTCCCGCACGTGGCTCAGCACCACACTGTGTACGCCCTTACTCACACGCTTCGGCTTGCCCCTTGTCGCCAGCAGACACAGCTCCGCGTTGGCCCGGGTCCAGAAACCCAGACCCCAAAACAGCCCATCCGACTTCCTGTTCTGCTTTACCCATGTAAACGCGCAGGTCTTGTAGGTAAAGCCCCACTTACGGATCAGCTCCAAGCCTTCCTCCAAACACGGCATAGTCACCCACAGAAACAGCACGCAGTCCTCCGCCGCTATGCCCTGCACCGGCAGCGCCTGTATGTCCTCTTTCCTCATGCAGGCATAGTGGCTTTGCGCTGACTTTTTCTCTGTGCCTTTGGGGCTGTACGTTTTGAACGTCCACGGAGGATCCGCGTAGATCACGTCGTACTTCTTATCAGTCTCTAAAATGTCTACTACCATATCCAAAACACTCCCTCAATCTAACTTGACGGCCACTTGCTCCCGGCCCTTTGGCAACCGGTAGTCTAATCGCCGTGTCAAGGGAAGCATGAAAACTTTTTCACCCCCATATAACATCCGTGTCAACACCATGCCGCCGCCCTCGCACCACCGCCGCACTAAGGACGTACCTTCCCCTCACATATATGGCGCTTGCGCCCGCCGAAATTTTTATTTTTCGACCTCGGCCTTTTGGCCGTTTTGTTTTTTCGACCCGGTTTCAAAACCACCCCCCCTACCCCTAACTTGCCGGTAACTTGCTTGAGAAACGCGGATTGGTGTGCCGGAGTGGGGAACATGGAGGCGGGGGGGAGAGTTGCGTAGCAGGGAGAAAAGGCTTTGCCCTTCCGGTTTGTAAACCTCCCCCCCCCTGGTTGCCGTCCTGGAGGTGGTCAGGGGGTGGCGGTGGCGGTCATTTCCGCCGGATTTTGCAGGAAATACGCCCGCCGCCGGGGTGCTTTCCTTTACATATTGTTCTAATATGTAAACAAATGTTCCGATTTTTGCAAGTTCTCTTTCATTTCGCCCCCTTTCGGTCTCTGATTTGACGATTTCCGCCGGTTTTGGCTGTTTTGTCGGTGGTAGCTGCCGCCTGCCGGATGGTCAGCGCATGGAGCCGGGGCACCCGCCGCCGCTGCCGGTCGCCGTCGGTCAGCTGTTCAGCCCGGAACATAGGCCGCCGGGCGACTCTCCTTCCCTCCCCTCGCCGCCGCTTTTTTCTTCCGGTCAGTGCCTCCCGCTGGTGGTCTCCGTCCTTCTCCGGTATTCTCCTGCTTCGGGCGTCCCGCTGGGGTTTTTGGTGCTCGTTTCTATTCCGCTGGGGTGGTTATATACGGGGATATATTCTTTCTTTATTCAACCGCGCCCGGAATAAACGCGCGCGCACGCGTAAGGGCTGGCGGCGGTCTTTCCCGCTTCTTTGCCCTCTGCGGGGCTGCTGGCAGCGTTTTTCTTTGGCGGTCGGTGTCGGGGCATTCCTTCAACGCCCGGAAAGCGTGGCGGGGCGTTTCTGTCCGTTTTCTATATTTCCGGGGGCATTGTCAAAAATCCGCACGGGCATAAAATTAGCACCGCTGGGGCGGTTTTTGTTCCGTCCTGGCGGTGCTGGTTTAGGCTTCTTTTGTTGTCTGTTCTGGGTCAGGTGGTGACGATCTCGGCGGGGCGTTAAAATGCGATTGTGACAGTAAAAAGACAGCTCCAGCGGCACGAATACCGCCGAAGCTGCTTTTTTGTTGCCGGATGGGAGGTCAGGACTCCCCGGCGGCGTTGTCTCGCCGCATCTGCTCTCGGATGGCACGGCCTATAAAGGCATTGACAGACTCGCCGCGCTGGGCTGCATGGGCCTTGATCGCGTCCCTGCTCCCTGCCGGAAGCGCCAGTGACAGCCGGTCAAGGTTCGCGGCGTCCCATTTGGCATTGTTGCGCTTTTTTGCCTCGCTGATGGGCATTTCTCGCCCCCTTTCCACCGTCTCCCATTATAGCATGGGCGCGGGCACTTATCAAGTGTAAAATCTGTACAAGAAAAGCACTTAATAATTGTCTATTCTGCCGATTGCAAAAACACTTGTTAAGTGCTACAATAGACCATAGTAGGGCACAGGACAACAGGACAGGCCGCGAGGCCGGGAGGATCAAAAATGACTAAAAAATTTGCAGAAAGAGTGCTTAGCGAGGGCGTTGTTGACACCGCAAAATATAGGTACAAATATCGCGCCTACTATGGCAGCGACTGCCGGGATCATGTCAAGATCCTACGGCTGCCGCTTGCTGATCTGGACACCACAGAGGCGATTAACGGATGGAAGACGGTTATGGTGGTGTACTAAAGATGGCGTGACATGGGACTTATAACAACGGTCATCGGCGCGGCGTGGCTGGCCTCCGCCGTGGTTCGGCTGGTGGAGTGGCTGGGCGGCGACAGGTAAAACGCTTCTAGTGAGTTGGGCGCATCAGCCCCACCCCATAAAAATTTTAACAGGAGGAACAGAAAAATGAATGGAACTTTTGAGAAAATGGCGGAGATCATCAACGGACGCGAACAGCGGAGCGCATGGCGGCGCGGCGTGACGGCCTACGCCCTGGAGCTGCTGGAGGAGCTGAAGGAAGGCGTGGACGGCGGTTATATTTCCGCCGATGACCTGAACACCCCGGCGGACTTTTCCCGCGCCCTGCTGAGCGGCGCGAGTGACTGGAGCGCTTACAGTTATGACGGCTGCTCCCTGATCTATAACGGCGACATTGCCGTCCGCCTCTGCTGCCCGTCGGAGCTGAAGAAAACGCGGGAGGGCGAACGCCGCCCGAACAGCCGGGAAGAGTGGTTAGACGTTCAGGCGCGGGCACTGGCACAGGCCGCCCGCGTGGTGCGCATGGCATACCAAAAAGCAATTAAAAAATAAGAAAGCGCGGTTCTAATGGAGCACCCGCCTAAAAGCTCCATTTCCATAAATATTTTTTAGGAGGTTTTTCTATGAAATGGCGCGTTGATTATGTTGTCGGCAATACCTATAAAGTGAAATATGTTATTGCTGATAGTGCTTCACAAGCTATCAAAAAAGCACGGGTTAAAAATATTGTTGACTTGAACAGCGCAGAAAAGCGTAAAACATGAAAAACCGAGAAAGGTAAACGCGATCCCTTGACACGGAGAACAGACTACACAACAGGAGGAACGCAAAAATGAACACCTACCAGCGCCGCAAAGACGCCGCCCGCGCCCAGGCCATCAAATGGCAAGCCGACTTTTCCGACCGTTCCATACCGTGGGCGGCCATCGCTGCCGAACAGCGGCATTTTGAACAGTTGGCCCGCCGCTATGGACTTTTGCGGGAATTTCGCGAAAACGCCATCATTTGAACAGCAAGGAGGAAAACAAAATGAACGACCGCACCACCGCCACCGACGCCCGCTTCGGCATCTCTGAACAGTGCGCCGCCCTGGAGCGCGACCTGCTGACCCTCCCCGGCGTCGTCAAGGTGGAATTTGATCTCGATGGATTTTATGACAATCTGCGGCAGGTGATTTTTCTTGTAAAATTCGACATCCCCGCCGCGAACAAGAACGGCGCCGCCTACCGCACTGCGCCCCAGCGGCGCACCTGACGAAGAAAGGAGCGCCAAAATGAAAAATAAATTTTGCCCCTACAAAAAGGTATGCCGCGATATGTGCTACGGCGAAAATCCTTGCTCGTTTGCAAAGGCGTTTGACGGCCTTGCTCGAAAAATCGACCTGAAGACATCCCAAATAGAATCCCTGCGTGCAGAAAATGCAGAGCTGAAGGCGAAGTTGAAACAATCCGGCGTTATCTGACACCCCGCAAAACTCCCCGTTGCACCCCCGGAAAAACCGTGATAAAATTAAGCAAAAGTAAATTTACGAGGAGGAACATACCATGAGCAGCATCAAGGAGATCACCCCCGTCGCCCACTGGTGGAACGCACAGCCGTCCAACGATATGCCCATCTACGACATCGGCGGCGCTCTGTATTGCGCCGACGGCTGGAACGGCGAGGCATATCTGCACTCGTTCCGCGTCCTGAACGCCAACGACCTGGACAGTGAACACCCGCAGGAGGTGGAGCTGTGGCCGGTCTACCGTTTCCAAATGGAAAATCGAGAATTTGACGAGGGCGACGACACCGCCGCCGAGATCGTAGGCTTTGAAGTCCGCTGAACAGCGCCCATCAAAATTCACAAAGGAGGAACAGAACATGGACATCAACACCCACGGCAGAAAAATCAACTTGGAAACATTGGCCAACGCCTCCGACTCCACCAAGGGCCTTGGCTCTCGAACGGGGGAATATGTGGAAATCTTTTATGACAAGTCAACCGGCGATGCCTGGTGCAAGTACCACTGGGATCGTGAGGAGTGGACGGTCTACCACGACAGTGATGTAGTCAAGGTCGGCATCGCCACCCGCTACAAGACCCCGCAGCAGATCGCGGACATGATCGCCAGCACCCTGACGGAGGACGAACAGACCGAGCGCGAGAACGCCGCATATTTGAAGGGAGGATCTTGAACATGAACACGCAGGAGCTGATCCAGCGATACAAAATCGCCCTGAAAATTGACGAACACGGCCAGCCCACCGGGGATCTGATCGTATACCGCGCCGACAAAGCGGCTCTTGCCGCCATCAAAGCCGCAAAGCAGGAGATCGTGGACACCCTGCTGGCGCAGCGCGAAGCCGGACTCCGCGCCGAACAGGAACGGCAGGCAAAAATCGACGCCATTCCCGGACTGCGGGAGATCGAAGCCGCCCGCACCGATCTGGTAAATTGGAAATTGGAATTTGATGCCAGTTTTGACAGCGAGAACGGCGGCGGCGTAGGCGTCCGCCCCAAGCCGAAGTATGACATGGATGCCCTGTACGCAAAATATCCCCGCGCCAAGGCATATTTGGAAGCCCAAGACTTTGCCGCATCTGACAACGACGCAAAAGCTGCCGCCGGGAGAAAAGCGCTGGAAGCGATCATCAACGGCGAAAACCACGAACAGGCCATCCACACTATGAACAGCGAGTGGGCGGCTTACTGCGAATCCCACCTCTGGGATTGACACGAACAGCCGCCCACCTATCGGCACTCGCACCCCGCGCCCACGCTCGACAAATAAGACCACCTGCCGGACGTGGGCGCGTTTCCCCTTTTTTGTGCGAACAGCGCACATCGAAAATCCCGCAAAAAATGGAAAGGAGAACAAAAAATGGCCCTCATCACCTGCCCGGAATGTAACGGCCAAGTCAGCGACAAGGCTGCCGTCTGTACCCGCTGCGGTTATCCGATCGCCGCCAACACTCCGCAAGAAAAATATGCTTTCTGCGTCAAATCACAGCTCATCCCGACATCCGCAGTCCAGGCATGGGAGCGCTTTACGGCTCTACGCCTAACAATGGAGATCGCTGGAGTTTCCACCGGCGACGCAGAAAAAATGCTCAGCACTCCTGGTTCTATTCTCAAAGACAAGCTCACAGAACAGGAGGCAGCCGCCGTCGTTCTGAATTATCAGAAGCTCCACATTCCCACCGCCGTCGAACAGTCAAAATATACGCTTCGTGAGGTGGAACAGGAGAAAATGGACATCCAGAACGCCTTTCTCAAGAAGCGCGCCGCCGAAGACCCGAACGAGTTTTTTGTTTTCAAAAAGGTCTGGCCCGGCATGGTGGATCTCGCCTGTACAATGTGCGGGCAAAATTTCTCCACAGACATCAAAAACGTTTCCGTTGCAAACGATCTCGTTATCACCGCAAAACGTCCGATCACCTGCACAAAATGTCAGCGAACGGCATCCCCCGGAACAAAAATAGCCAAAAACGCCGGGAGCATCACACCAAAAGACCCGGAAAGTGCCGCTATTGACCCATCGGCAAAACAAAAGCGACTTTTCGACCCGGACATTGTGGAAAAAACGGAGGCGGCACGTCTCCGCTGCCCCAAGTGCGGCGGTACAAACATCCAGTTTGTCAAAAAAGGCTTCAGCCTCGGCGGTGCAGTCCTTGGCGGACTTCTTGCTGGTGGCGCCGGTCTGGTGGCTGGAGGTCTCGGCTCTAATGACGTTATGTGTGTCTGCTCCAACTGCGGACACAGGTGGGCAAAGTGAACCACCGCAAAACTCCAAAAAAATAAGTACCTCGCCCCTTCCGACCAAAGACTGAGCGAAGCACTTATTCTGTCAACGCCGCAAGGACGCCGCTGTTTGAACAAATCTTTTCAAAAAACTCTTGACATTATTGTACGGATAGTATATATTATATGTACGGACGCAAAAGGGAGGTGCAACAATGTCTCCGGCCAGAGGCCGCCCACCCATCGACAACCCTAAAAATGTACGTTTTGAGGTCCGGCTCACGCAAGAACAGGCTGAACAGCTTGCATATTGCGCGGAAAGGCTGGAAGTTTCCAAAACGGACGTAATTACAAAGGGTGTTGAACTGGTGCGGGCGCAAATCGACAAAAAATAGAAAACTCCCGCCGCGCTGTCTTATCTTGGCGGACGAGCAGCACAACGGGAGCCACCAGCCCCTTTCGGGGAGGTCGTAAATATTCTACTACGATCCCCCGGAAAGGTCAAGAGCCGTTCGGGGGATTTTTGCACACTTTTTTGAAAATCCACCTTCGGAATCCCTTGACACGGCTGGTACTATACCGACTACCAAAGACCAAAGAAAGGTGGAAACAAGACCATGACAAAGTTTGAACAGCTTATCCCCGTAAATGTGGACAGCCCTGACCGTATCACGGTATCGGCCCGCGACCTGCACGCCGCCCTTGAGGTGGAAACACCCTTCAACAAGTGGTTTCCCCGTATGTGTGAGTACGGTTTCGAGGACGAAAAAGACTATCGGACATTTTTGTCCAATAGGTCTGACGGTCTCCCCGGCAAGCCCCGGCAGGATGCAGAAATCACCATCGAAATGGCGAAAGAGATTTGCATGCTTCAGCGCAGCGAAAAGGGCAAGCAGGCGCGGCAATACTTCATCCAGCTCGAAAAGGCGTGGAATAGCCCCGAAAAGGTCATGGCGCGGGCGTTGCAGATTGCCAGCGACAAAATCAAGGGGCTGCAAGCGAAAATCGAGGAGGACGCTCCTGCCGTCCGCTTCGCCAACGCCATTACGGGATGCGACACGAACATCCTCGTCCGCGACATGGCGAAGCTGCTCAAGCAAAACGGCGTGGACACTGGAGAAAAGCGTTTCTACTGGACGCTCCGCAACGACGGCTTTCTTATCAAGGGCGGCAGCGATTACAATATGCCCACGCAAAGAGCCATGGAAATGGGGCTGTTCTTCGTCAAGGAAACGCCCCGCTTCACCAAGGAAAGCGGCATCATCGACCGCGTTACCACTGTGACGCCCGCCGGACAGCGGTACTTCCTGAACCGATACGCAGCACACGCGCCTAATTCGCTGAAAGCGTAGCGGCGAGATTGGCGACGGCGTGTAGTATGCTGACTACCAAAGACTACGTTGAAAGGAAAATTACAATGAATATCGACGTCAGTACCCCCGAAAAACTCCATGAATACCTTATGTCCCTCGTGGAGAGGGAGAAAAGGACGGGAGTTCCGTCATCCGCAGAGGAACTTGCGCCCGCCATCGAGGAAATGTTCCGACAGCAGGCAGAATTTCAGCGGAGGCTTGACAAACTTTCCGAAAGGAAAAAAATTCCCTTTAACAACAATGTGCCCCTTCTGCTGTCTGACAAGTACAAAACGTTGGCAACGGAGGATCAGGTAGCTATATTCGGAGCTCTGTGCCTGCACCTCGTCATGGCTGTTGACAGCGCTCGAAACGGCGATTTCAAGGAGGCCAATTTGCACATGATTACTGGCGGCATGGAGCAGGAAGATGTGAACTGCCCTTCCTATATGGAACTATGGATCGCCATCAGCAGGTTCATTGACGCCCTCCAGGATGGGATCGTCAGTTTTGATGCCCCCGAAGAAACCGAGTGATTACACCCTGTATACCTACATTCACATCATACACCATTTATACAACAGGAGGAAAATCAAATGACAGTCCGCGAAATCTGTTCTGTGCTGGCAATCGGTGACGGCGTTAAGCCTAATATCGAGTTGACCTTCGGCGCTAACGGCGTACCCTTTACCCCTGCCAACGACCTTGAAATGATGGCCTACGGCGACTTCCTCATCGACTCCTGCCACGTTTGGGAGGGCGGCGTGGAGCTTGTCCTCATGCAGCAGTTCTGCAAAAAGAACTGGAACGCATAAGGGCGGTGCAGCATGATCCCCTCCAACATTCAACTGGAAGATACCGTCACCCGCTGTATCGCCGACACCGAGAAAAAGGCCACCGGCAAAGTGATCTACATTCACCCTCTGCGCCGCTATTATGTGGTGGAGTTCCGCATGAAATACGGCAGCTTCCGCGAGTGTTACAACACCTGAAAAATTTTTTCAAAAACTTTCAGAAATTCCCTTGACACGGGGCGCATACTTAAAATTGCCGAAGGGGACACCCCCTCCCCAACGGCGCAGAAGCCCCTTCAAGTTTTTATAAGCTCCACCCCGTAAGCAGGAGCTGTGCCGGTCAATTCGCTGCAACGAACCCGGTATCTCGCGGGCAGTTCGCGCAGGGGAACTACGCAGACGTAGCTCAGTCGGTAGAGCACCGCGCCAGGAGGTATGTCGTTGGTTCGAGTCCAACCGTCTGCACCAATTCAGCGTGGACACCGCGAGTGTTGTGTGTTTTAGCGGGATAGCCGTTTGGGTGATGCGAAGTCCTGAAGTAAGCCCCTCAAGCCTCGATGTTGTAATTGCGCCTGTGATCTGCTGGCAAAAGCGAGGCACGGAAAAGATCTGGCGGCTCGGAAAGACGAGCACTCCCCTCATGGAGATGTGGCAGAGTGGTAATTGCGTTCTGCAACTCCCGGCAGGAACAGCCATGTGTGAGTGACACGGGAGCACACACGGCGCACGGAGGTTCGAATCCTCCCATCTCCACCATAGGCGTGACCTCTTGCCTCGCAGCCGCACGGAGCGTAAGCCTGCGGAAGTGGTCTTTCCTGTGCGCTGTACGAAAGCGGCAGGACGAAGTAATTTATTTATTGGCTGGCACCGGCTTTGTAAAGATGAACGGATGCGACCGACGTACCGGCGCAGGGCTGAAAAGTTCCGTGGTTGGTTCGGGTGCCGGCGTGTGCGGCGAAAATCCGAGGCGAAACCTGTAGATGTGGAAGCGGCGTGGTGGCGGCTGTCTTTGGACAAGGCCGCCGTGTAGGTCAGTAGCCATCCGCACCGGCATCCTGCCAACTGTGTCCCCGCAAAATTTGCAGCGTTAGTGTTCAACGGTCAGCACACCAGCCTTCCAAGCTGGAAGTGGCGGTTCAAATCCGCTACGCTGCTCCATGCCCGCCTGATGGATAACTTCCCCCGTCAGGAATGAAACCTCCGCATCTGGCAGCGGTGTCGCCGGGTCGAACCAGCCGGTAGCATGATTTGGGCGTAACAGCGAACGAAGGAACGCCCCACCTCATCGGGGAGGCGGGCATCCCCCAGCCCGTCCTCCCCACTCTCTACGCAGGAGCGCCGTCGGGGCGCTTGCACGGCACACACAGAAATCTCCTTTCTACTGCTGTTGTCCGGACACATCAACACCTCCAATGTTCATGTCATCTTTTCCGTGCGCCGGCAAGCCATGCGGGTTCGACTCCCGCCTCCTGCTCCACCGGACGCGACAGGCGTCCGCGGTCCAGATAGGACCTCCTTTATAAATGCTGCGGCCGTAAGAAGCAGCACCGGGTTTTGTTCATTTTCCCCGGCTCCTGTTGGAATACAGGCAGGCCAAGCGATTTCTCCTTCCGGGCGGCGCGGTCTGGGCAGCCCGCCGCCCAACCCCCTGGGGGGTTAGCTCAATCGGCAGAGCAGGCCGCTCATAACGGCCCGGTTCCGGGTTCAAGTCCCCGATCCCCCACCAGCCGCAAGGCGATAAAACGTTTCAGTCTAAAATCTACAACAGAAAGGAGGCACATTCCATGACCAAGAGCGAGTTTATTTCCACTCTGGCAGCAGCGACCGACATGAAGAAGTCCGACGTCGAGCGCGTGATCGCCGCCGCTGCCAACACCCTTACCGGCGTCATGCGCTCCGGCGACAGCGTGAATATCTCCGGCTTCGGCATCTTCACCAGCAAGGTCCGCGACGCGCACCCCGGCAAGAACCCCGCTACCGGCGAGACCATCACCGTCCCCGCTAAGCGCGTGGCCATCTTCAAGCCCGCAAAACAGCTCAAGGATGCCGTCAACAGCTGACGGCGCAGGGCCGTACCCACACAAAATATCCCACATTACGAGCCGGACGGCACACCGCCCTCCGGCTTGTTTTGCAAACTATATTTCCGTTGCGTTTTGAATATCGGCAAATATGCAAACACAGCCGGCGAAAAACATAACACGCTTTGCAAAAGCACAACAAATAACCAAAGACACACTTTGCAAAACTTCTTACGAAAAGGAGAAACCTGACATGATCTATTTCGATAACGCCGCCACCACGCCGGTGCTTCCCTGCGCGTGGGACGCCATGAAAGCAGCGCCGGAGGGGAATCCGTCCAGCAGCCACGCCGCTGGCCGTGAGGCAAAAGCCGCGCTGGAGAAAGCCCGCGCCACCATCGCCCGGTGCATCAACTGCGACCCCAGCGAGGTCTACTTTACCTCCGGCGCGACCGAGGCGTGTAATTGGGCAGTCAAGAGCATCTGCTCCACCGCAGATTTCCGGCACCGCTCGATGATAGCCAGTCCCTTCGAGCATCACGCCGTTACCGAGGCAGTAGCGCAGTACAACGTCTCCAAGTACACCAAACTGGACCTCGCACAAATGCTGGTCAATAACGAAACCGGGCAAATTTACAACATCAAAAGGTTTCGTGGAAATGTTGGATTGTTGGCTTGTGACATGACTGCGGCCATCGGTCACATCTCCGTAAATGTGGAAGAACTTTCCCCTGATTATGCAATGTTTGGAGGCCACAAATTCGGCGCTCCCAAGGGCATAGGAGCGTTGATCGTCAAGGAGGGGTGTCCCATTACCCCCCTGCTCTACGGCGGCGCACAGGAGCGCGGAGAGCGCGGCGGAACGGTGTCCGTGCCGCTGGCCTGCGCGATGGCGGCGGCGCTGGAATGGCACACCGCCCACATGGAGGAAAATATCACCCACCTCATCGACCTGCGGGATCGCCTTTTACACCGCCTCACGGAAAGCGGCGTGGAATACCGGGTAAACGGCGGTAAAAATGTCGCCGCCCACATCCTGTCCCTCACATTCCCCGGCGTCTACGGTGCATCCCTGGCAGCCGCCCTCAGCGAAAACGGCGTCATGGTGTCTACCGGCTCCGCCTGTTCCTCCGGCGACAACGCCGCCTCCGCCAACCTCATGGCCAGCGGCCTTACCGAGCAGGAGGCACTGGAGACCATCCGCTTCTCCTTCGACTGGTACAACACCACCGCCGAGGCATCCGAGGCCGCCGGCATCATCGCCGATATAGTCCCCACCCTCCGTCGCGGTTAAATCTTGAAAATTTTTTCAAATCCCTTGCACAAAATCCGCATTTGCCGGTAGACTATACTATGACAAAATTTTATAAGGAGGACACCACCATGTCTATCAGACCTGAAAAGCTCAAGCAGTACCTCGCCCTCAAGGATACCTCCGATCTCGCCAAGCGATTCGCCGCCTCTGTTTCATCCACTGATCCTCAGAGCGACAGCACCCACGCCTCCGTGGCTTTGGAGATGCCCCACCCCGCCGCGTTGGACGGTATGGCGAAATCGGTATTTTCCGCGCTGTGCTCCTTTTCCGACAGCATTTACATGGCCGCCGGCGAAACCACCATTCGTTTCACCTTCGCCGTGGAAAATATGCAGAAGGAGGAATGACCCCATGCTCGTCACCAACGTGATAAAGCGCGAATACCCCTTCCATGTCCGCCGCAAGCGGGACGGTGAGGAGTTTACCATGCTCATCGAGGCGGAGTCCGAAGCCGCCGCCCGTCTGCTCATTCCCGACACCGTGGAGCTGGTGGAGAAGCCACACAAAAGTTCTTGACACGGCGGCTTGGGAAAGATGCACTACCGATTCGGTAGGTCATCAGCAAAGTAAGGGTGTAACGAAACGTTACACCCTACAGCGGGCGTGGCGTAGGAAGTATCTTGCATCACCAGCGACGCCATTTCCAGCCATTACAGGGGGGGTCGTGAAACGCGACGGGGTCTCCCTGACCACATTGCCGGTATACGGTAAAACACCGTATACCTCACCCGCAGTCTGCTGACAAGATGCTTTTCGTCGCCAGCGATGCCATTTCCCACCATCGCAAGGGTGCCCTGAAACGGGGCATAGGGGGACAGCCACCGTCGTGAAACGCAACGCATGGGTTTCCCTGGCCGCAAACCGGCACGGCGTAACATCCACCGAGACTGTGTAACGAAATGTTATATAGGGGTGGTATACCGTCGTGAAATCCGTCTGCTGATGGCTTGCCGCTAACGCCCGCAAGCCCTAAAATCGCCCTCGGAAAAAATTTTTCAAAAAAGTGTTGACTTATCCGTGTAATCGTGTTATCGTGTAATCACGGTGTTACAAGGAGGTGAAAATGATGCCGGAAAGAAACATCGGTTTCAAAATCGACTCCGAACTCTACAAGGAAATCAAAATGAAGGTAGTTCGGGAGGAGACCACCATCAAGGATTATATCCTGTCCCTGATAAAGAAGGATTTGGAAGCCGAGAAAAAATGAAAACAGCGCAGCGGACGAAAGTTTGGCGACCTCTCCGCTACACTGTTCAAAACCTCAAGGAGCATATCCTTGTGGTAAATCTATCCTACCACATGAGACTGCTCCTGTCAAACAAAATTGATAAGGAGTGTATAACATGAGTAATGATTTGCAAATCATCAGCATCAGCGGCATCGACTGCTACGAGCGCGACGGCACGGCTTACCTTAAGTTGGACACTGTGGCGCGAGGTTTGGGTTTCACCAGAATTGCGGAAAGCGGGAACGAAGTCGTCCGCTGGGAGCGCGTAGACGGTTATCTTCGAGATTTGGGCGTGCCCACTTGTGGGCATGGCGATTTCATCCCCGAAAACATCTTCTACCGCCTTGCCATGAAAGCCAAGAACGAGGCAGCGGAGGCGTTTCAGGCGAAAATCGCCGATGAGGTCATTCCCGCCATCCGTAAAACAGGCGGCTACAACCCCAAGCCCATGACCGCCAATGAAATGTTCTCCCTGCAAGCCCAGATCAATTTGGACAACGAGCGGGAGATTAAGGAGCTGAAAGGCCGCACCACCGAAAACGAAAAGCGGCTGGACGAAACCAACCGCAAATTCGACGCCGTTACCACCTTCGTCACCTCTCCCCTCACCGATGCCGACACATGGCAGGAGCGCATGACCCGCCACATCCGCCGCGCCGTGGAGGAATTTGGCCTGAACTATCAGCAGTTCCACGCCAAGCTCTACGAAGAGCTGGAGCGCACCGCAGGCGTAGACCTCAAGTGCCGTCAGACCCGCATGAGAAACCGTATGTACGCCGCAGGAGCCACCAAGACGGAGTGCAAGGCCGTGTCCAAGCTGTCCGTCATCGCCGCAGACAAGAAGCTTCGCGCCATGTTTGAGACGATCCTGCGTAATGAGATCGTGCGGCTGGCTACCAGCCGTTCCATCGCTGGTTGAAAGAGGGAGGGAATTTCTTATGACAGTCCTTGAAGCGTGCGCCATGCTGGAGCTTGGCGACGGTATCAAACCCAATATCGAACTCACCTTCGGTTCTTGCGGCGTTCCCTTTAACCCCAAAAACGGCCTTGAGATGATGGCCTACGGCGATTTCCTCATTGAAACCTGCCATGTGTCCACCCTCGGCGTGGAGCTTGTCCTCAAGCAGCAGTTCTGCAAGAAGAACTGGAACGCATAATTATGCATTTTTCAAGAAAGGAGGAATGACCTGTGCCCCGCAGCTCTGCCGCCGAGCGTAAACTTTGCGCCGCCACAGATTCCTACATCAAAAACTGCGCCGCCACCGGCGCGTCTCCCCGCACCGTCGAGGCGTACACCGCCACGCTGGAGAACTTTGTCAACTTCTTCATCGAGTCCAAAGAGAACTACTCCGACCCCTCCTACGCCACCATCCTTTTGTGGCGCGACAACCTGCTCGAAAGCGGATGCAGCACCTACACCGTCGCCCTCTACGTCAACCGGCTCCGCACCTTTTTCGACTACGCCAGCGACCCCGAATGCGGCGGCTGGTACGACCACAACCCTGTCTCCCGCCGCCTGACGCCCGACACCCGCAAGACCGCCCGCCGTCCCTATGATGTGCTCCTCACTGACCAGCAGGTGATGAGACTTTGGCGCAACGACAAGCCCGCCACCGCCAAGGCGAAAACATGGCCCAGGAATTACGCCATCGTCATCATGCTTCTGACCACCGAGCTCCGCAACGCCGAGCTTTTGGATCTCACCCCGGCGGATCTCCATTGGGAGGACGGTGAGCTGTCCGTCGAGAGCGGCAAGGGCAGCAAGTTCCGCCGCATCGAGTTTCCCGACATCGCCCAGTCCGCCGTCCGTATCTATCTGGCCAGCGGCATCCGCCCGAAAGACCTCCCCGACACCGCACCCCTGTTCGGCAACACCGCGCCAAAGGGTTCTTTCGGTCCTCGCACCGGCGATGAAAGCCGCGAGTGGCAGCGCGGCTCCCGCCAGTGGCTCTCCACACTTGTGGAGTCCCATGTCAAGGCCGTCACCGGCGTTTCCAATATCCGCAGCCACGACCTGCGCCATGTAGGCGCCCGCATCGACCTCAACGCCGGTATGAAGCAGGAGGAGCTTCAGTCCAAACTGGGTCACACCAACCCCAACGTCACCCAGCGCTATTCAGGTCGTCTGCTTTCCCGCACCGGCAAGCGCTCCGCCGCCCTCGTTCTTGAAGCCCGCGAGCGTCAGGCGGACATCAACGCCAACATTTTGGCCGGGAGCGTACAAAATGCTTAAAAATTTGTCGAACCGCATTGACGCGCCGCGCCTTTCGTGCTACAGTGAATGTGATGCAGTTCTCGCTACACACGGATTGCATCTCCCGCTTTTCAAGTCCTCCCGCCGCCGAGTGTTATTCCCCCTCACCCCCCGGCGGGAGGCATCTTTTCATTTCACCCGTAAACGCCCTCTGCTACGTTTCTTTTCGCCCCGTCAAACTACCTTCCTATTAAAGCAATAAGCCCCCTGTGACGCTCTGTGCGCCGCAAGGGGCTTATTTTTATTTCTCCGGTAGATTTTGCCTATCGACTTATGCGCCCCGCAATCATTTCACCAGCTCCCACGTGCCGCACGTTCCTGTGCTGTTCATGATCTTCACCAGCAGCTCACCGGGTGTGGGGTTCGCCGACTCTGCGGGCTTGTCCGCGCCGGAAGTATCCTCCATCCAGTTCAGCGTTCCTTTGTACTCGTACTGGATGCCGCTGGTATTGCCGCTGACAGTGACATTTGTGACCTCGTACACATAGCCAAGGGACGGGTTGACCAGAAAATCTCCGGCCCTGTATGCAGCGTAATAAGTGGACATCGAGGATGCCGCGCCGTTTTGCGGCGTATTGGCGAAGGTTTCCCACCAGCACGTGCCGCGCTCGTCCTCCTCCACATACGGAATACCGAACCACTCACACAGCCCCTTGGCCGCGCTCTCGGCGATCTCCTTCATGTGGCTATGGAACCATGTGGCATCCTCCATGTTGTCGTGAAACACGTGCTCTTCGTAGTAGCTCACCGCCTTTGGCTTGTAAAGCTCGTACCACTTGGAGCTGGCCACCAGCTTCACCGTGCCCGGGTAAATCTGCTTCCGGTACTTCACCATGATCTGACCGAGTTTCTTACCCTTGCTGGAGTAGGTGTAGTACATGGGGTGACAGCCCTGCGCCTTGCCGTTAGCACTGGCGTTGGTGTGGCTGACGTAATGCACGTCCGCGTCCCACGCATCGCTCTCCCGCACGTTCTGCTTCATGATGTCGTTGCCGTTGTCGCCGTTCATGGGTGTACGCCGATAGCCGCGCTTCGTCTCGATGCCGCAGCGGTTCAGGATCGGCTCCAGGATGTCGATGTACTCGTTGTTCTCCAGTGCCTCATAGCACTGGTTCCCGTCCGGGCGGGGATATACACAGGGGTTTGCCCTGTGCATAGCCGGGGACAGGTAGACCTTCGGGGCGGCCATTTACATGGCCTCCTCGTCGTTGGTAGACTTCATCTGCTTAAACACCTGATTAACGCCCGTTGCGGTCAGGCCGGACATAATGCCAACGGCGACCGCCGTAAAGTAGTCCTCGGCGGGAAAATCCGGCATGTGGAATGCCAGCGCCAGCGCACCGATGATGCCGCCGCATACGCCGCAAATGATGGGGATCCACTTGCTGTCCAGCGCCGTGGCCTTCACGACCATACCGATCAGATAGCAGATGACGATGATAGCGGCAACAGTGGCCACTCCGATAGTGTTGATGTCCATAGTTTTATCCTTTCCTTTCCGCGGCTCACGGCCGCACACAAAATGGTTGTTTCCTACTTCGCCTCCAGGTCGGCGATGCGATGATTGATGACCTTGATCTGCTCCTCCACCACCGGCATTCGGCGGGCGTAGTTGTTGTGCTCCCGCACCTCCCGCGCCAGCTCCTCCAGCTTCGTCTCCATGACGGCCTGCTGTTTGCTGTTGGCGATCAGTACGCCCATCAGCGTCAGACCCCCGGTGATGATGGCCACGATAATCGTCTCTGTCATAGGCAAATTTTCCTTTCCGGGCCTGCGCCCTGTCCGTTTATCTTCCGCTTTTGATCAGCGCCGCCGCCAGAAACCCCACCGACGCGCCGATCAGTAGGCACAAGACGTTCATAGAACTACGCCTCCCCGTACTCCTCACCGGTGATCTCCTGATACTCCGCCGCCGTCAGCGCCGTCTTAACCACGGCGTTGCGGACCATCTCCTTCGTCCACAGGCCGAATTTGTACCACGCTTTGATCTTCTCTTTCATGGCTTATCCCTCCATCATTGTATCGGTCATCATCGCTGTATATGTGACCTGTGCTTCGATGCGGTCCAGCTGGGTCGGAGACGCCACCGTCTCCACTTTGATCTCTTCGCCGTTCTCCGCCGACACAACCTCCAGCCGGGTAAACGCCGGGATCAGTACCTTCTCCCCGTTCATGACGGCTTCGTGGGAGACCTCTGCTGTCTCAATTTCCACCCAGGGGAACTTTTCAGGCAGCGGCACTTGCTCCACATTCCAATATGCCTGTCCGTCCTGCATATCTCCGCCGAACTGTAAGGCACGGCTACCGTCAGGGTTTTTTTCGAGCTGAATAAATAATTCCATAGCTGTACCTCCTCAAAAACTGATAATCAAGATATTGACATTTGCGCTGAATGTTGCCCCATTCTTTGCAACAATAGTCAATATCCCATCGTTTCGGCTATCAACGGCCAGTGCGGTATCTAAGAAATCGCTGGACACCGCACTGGCGCGAAACTGCACAAAGCATGGGTGATTAGCTTTGATGCTCGCATTCTGATACTCAGCTTTTCCATTTGTAAATGATAGGTTATGATTGTAAATGGCGACAATATGCGCAGAGGACAAAAGGCCGTACCCGTTGTACCTCACCACACCCTTGGGGATTTCGATCAGTCTGCTTGTATAGTCGGCAGAGTCGTCGTTGTAATGGAAGTCGATATATCCGCCGTTGCCGGCGGCCGCACCGGGAAACAGTTCAATGGTCGCGGGCGAAATATTTTTCCCACGAATTATATCGTCATTAACTTCACTTGCCGTTCGCTTGTAAATCCAACCATCACTATCAATGGTAGCAAAATCCCCAGCTTTATCAGAAACTTCAGTAGTTCGCAGCCAAGTACCAGTAATATACTTACCCGTAAGACTACCTGTTAATGTACCACCAGAAGTTGGGAGGGCACCAACATCATTAGCAGACAGAGTAATATTAGAACTAAGCGCCTTCCCATTCACAGTACGAGCGGTTGGTACGGCTCCTACATCTGACGCTCCCAGCTCCACCGCTCCGGTTTTCTCGTTTACGCTCGTCACCGGCGGCACATACGTCCCCGTGATCTGCTCCCCCGCCGCATTATGGGCCGTTGTCCCCGGCACCATCGCCTCCGGCGTCACATTATCGTTTCGCAGATCCACTATCGTTTCTCCATTTACCACCACGTGATTAACTTTTTTTGCCATTTACTGCGCTGCCTCCTTCCCGATATACACCGAAATACCGCCTTTACTGTTTTCAATCTCTGTATATGCCATGCCGTTGATACGCACCTGCCGCATCCCAATAAACCCGCTATCTGGGAATACGTTTTGTGTATTAAAAGATGAGTCCGCCGTTTTCAGTATCTGCAATGTACCGTTCTGTATCATGCCGCCGTTTGCCGGCTCACTGTAAAAATCGTCATCCTCCGTGATAACGATTCTCTTCCCTTCCGTCGATCCGATCTCCACCCATGGTATTGAAGCCGTCTGCGCTTGTTGCTGCGATGCGTCTAACGTGCTGATAGACACCTCTCCGGCGATCCTGATTTGTATCAGGTCGCCCTTTCTGTTCTTCAAAAACAGTGTGTTCCCCGTGGTGGAAAGGGCGTAGAGCTCCATCCGCAGGTCGTCCTTTTCCATGTACGCCGCGCCGCCGCCCACATACCCTATGTAGCCTGACAGCGTTCCGCTGCGGTAATTCACCGTGCTCAGCTGCACCGTGGGGTATGACGTAAAATTATCCAAAATGCCAGGACTGTTGTTGTTCGGTATCGCCCCGCTGTTCACATTCAGGGAAAACCGGTACAACTTCTCCACGTGATACGTCCCATCTGATGTTTCTGTGCAGGATAATATGGACCAGTCCCATAGGCACACCATGATCTGGTTGGTGGTCATAGGTGTAAGGGCAAACGTCCCATTACCCACGCCAAATATGTAATATGTATACGTGCCCTGCGACACAGCGCTGCAATCCCAGATGCTCAGCTGGTCCGCCGCCGCCCGACCTATCTTCCTAAACTCTCCCGTGTCCGTGGTCTCCCGGTATATCTCCCACCCTGTAATACCTGCCGCCAACTGGACGCTGCCGCCGCTCAGCCCATTGATAAAATCCGCCAGCATATATGTGCTGCTGTCGAAATTCGGGGTCTCCCCCTCCTGGATAGCGCCTTTCTTGATCCACAGTGCGCTGCACGTCTGTGCGCCCGTCAGCTGCACCGTCTCCACCACTTCCACATTCTTGTACTGTGCCGGGTTCGGCTGTCCAGTTCTCCAACTCGTTCCGGCTGCCTGATCCTTCCCTTGGTCATCCTTGTAGTACACGGTGATGATCGTACTCTCCACGTCGTGACCGATCATATTGGCGGTATATACCACCGTCGCGCCCTCTCTGCGTGCGTACTGTTTGAGATTTTCCGGGAACGCCAAACTGTAGGAGGTGCTGGCTCCCAACCCATTCTCACCGCTGACGATAAACGGGGTCCAGTTGTTTCCTACGATGCTGCCGCGCCACTGTATGCCCCAGTCACCCTTGAATCCCAGTCCGTTAGAGGCTCCTCCTATGCCGTCCCATATTACCTTGGAATCCCGGGGCAGGGTGAGAACGCCGTTTTCTATGGTATACGTTCCCTCCGCTTTCCCCTGTATCTCCACCGCCGCCGGCCACTGAATGAAAACGCCGCTCTTCTCCTTCCCCACCACCGCCGTGGCTGTACCGCTGTACTTCTGCGTCTCATACGACACAGAGAAGGACTTCCACCCCGTGTCGGCAATCTTCCCGTCAGTGCTCTCCACCTGGCAGCGAATGTCATATTCCACGCCGTTGAAAAGCTCATCGTAAGTCAGCTTCATCTGCGCTGTAAACAGCGCTCCCGTGTCCAGCAGCATCTCATCCGCTCCGGCGCGCCGCAGCATCCAGCGCACCCACACGGGAGATGCGTATTGATAGGTAGCCGTCCATGTGGCGCTCTTGCTTGTCACCGGATCGGCAAATGCGTCTATGGTCAACTCCGCCGTCTCTCTGCACCGGAACACCGACGCGCTTTGCTGCGTCACGCTCTCCGTGTCGGACCACCATTGTGTGATGACCAGCTTGTAGTCCTTTCCGTTGTGCATTCCTGCGCTTTGCAGCGCCGCAGCACCGATGCTGTACGCAAACCGCACCACGTTTCCGTTGGCATTCCTCCCGTAAAATGGGCAGTTGTCTGTTCTCTTACCCGTGTCGTAGACCTTGGTGCTCAGTGAGTCGTTCTCGTATATCCGTATCTGAAACGCCTGCATGGCGCTGTTGCCGTTCACCTGCCACGAGATGTTCAGCCCGTTATTCAGATCCACCGTCCCGTCGCCCCACGCCCCCATTGTAGAAGGACTTACGTTCGTCGGCATATAAAGCGCCATAGTTTTCTCTCCTTTTTTACACAAACGAGTGCGTATAGTGTGCGCATCTGCTTATCATCATTACGGATGACCCGGCTACACCGGCGTTGGTGTCATACCCCACCGTTGTATTTCCCAGCGGCGTGAGGAATGTATGCTCTGTCGCGCCAGACGCCAGCTGGTACTCCTGCGTGCCGCAGCTCAATCGGCTGCCCGCCGGCGCGATCAGCGTCACCGCCGCCGTATACCCGGCGCTGTTGGGCAGGTCGTTCACCGACACCGCCGAAATGGTCATCGCGCCGTTGGATGCCAGCGGTCTGGAGAAGCCCATGACCAAATGCCGTTCTATGGGTTTTCCCGGCTTGTCCGTCCGCACAATCGTCACCAGTTCGTTCTCCTGTATGTGAAATATCTGGCTGCACGTCACCGCCACGTTTTTCTTCAGCGCCGCGCTCCGCTTCACATTCCACACCGCCAGATCGCCGCACTGTGTAACTGTGGCAAACCCCGACTTCAACTCGAACTTTGTCTTGATGCCGATCAGGTTCACATTCACATCGCTCACCGGGTCTATCACGCTGCTGCGTCCCACCGGCTGCGTTCCGTTCTCCAGCGTGTCACCCACCACGATGTAGTCGTTGTAAACCTCCGCCGGCTTGTCCGTATACGACAGGCTGCACAGCTCCGCCTGCCCCATGGAGAACTCATAGCACACCGGCTTGCTTTCGTCTGAAATGTCATCCTGGCTGGCATCTATCCGCAGCCGTCCCGCCGCGTCGTAGCCTACCCAAGCGTTCAACATCTCCGTGAAGCCCAATATCACGGCGGCATACGTGCCGCTTTCCGGGTTCACTGTCAGCGTGTACGGCGCGTCCACCAGGTTGGCCATCGTTCCGTCCGCCAGTTCCTGGGTTTTTCCGTTGTAATACTCTGTGTATACCGGCGCTACCGGATCAACCAGCCGCCCGTTGCCCTTCTCCGTCCGTAGCAGCGCATTGATCTGCTGGAAGATGTTTGCGCCCAACAATCCCTGGTATGTACCGTCCAGATAGCCCCACAGCGTCCCGTCCAGATTGGCCCATTTGTCCACCAGCTTATAGGTGATGGTCCGCTTGGCCGGTTCTACGCTCTCCGTAGGCTCCTGCAGCAGGAAAACGCCCTGCTGCAGGTAATACGGTTCTCCGCTCGGCAGCACCAGTCCCTCGTCCAGCGCGATCTCCTGCCCAAACCACAAGCTGTTGACCTGATAGGCAAACACCTGGTCCACGCCGTCCAGCGTCACGGAGACCGTCCGCCGCACCCCGTTTTGGAGGTTCACAGACAAACTGCCCTCCGCGATAAAGGCTTTGCTGTGCGGATTTTTGGAATCATTATCCACCGAAAAGGCCGTGCTGCCGTCCCAGTTCAGAAACCGCAGCCGGCACACCTTCTGAAACGGGCGCTTCAGCGCCTCCAGATATGCACTGAACTCCGCCATGCGCCGTCCCTCCGTTTCGTCACCGCTTTCTCTTCTCCTGCGCCGCGATCAGTTTCTCGCAGTCCTCCTCCGAAACACTCCGCAGCTCCCGGATCTCCGGGTTGTTCTTCCGATACTGAGCCTCCCGCGTAACATAGTACCGTCCCGTCATCCCCGTCACCGGGATCTGCTTTCCGCTTTTCATCACCAGCACATATCGCTTCTTTGCCATAGTCTTTTTCCTCCATCACATCATGATGCACCCCGTGTCAAGGGAATTTCTCTAAAAAATTTTACAGGTTGCTCCCGTCCGGGAACATAAATACTTTGTGGTTGTTCAGGTTCACCCCGTCGCCAAACACCAGCACCACCACGCTGTCGCCCACCTTCGCGTTGGCCATGGACGCCACGTAGCCCACCTGCGACGCCGCCGCGTCAAAGGGCCGTTTCACAGCCAGTTTTCCGCCGCTGGCTGCCGCCGTCACCGTCGCCGTGTAATACCGCAGCATGGGCCGCTGGCTTTCCTGTACCCTCTTAGCAAAAAATCTGCTCCACAGCGTGGCGGCAAATTCCGCCAGTGTTTTGTTCACCATGCGCCAAAGCCTCCTTTACCATCCGTTGAATACCTGCCCCTGAAACGCCGCCATGTTCAGCTGCCGCACGATCTGCTCCATAGGCAGTTTTGCCATGTCCGTGCTGATAGGCACGCCGTTTACACAGTACGAAATGTCGTGGCTGTCCGTGGAGTTGTTGGTCACGCCCGCCAGGCTCTTTCCGTAGGGCGTCCTGTCGTTCAGTGCCAGCCGCATCGCGGCGATGACCTCCGTCGCCCTGCTGTCAGAAGATGGCATAAGCAGCTTTCGGGTCACATCCGGCGGCAGCACCATTTCGTCATCCACCGTGGCCTTGATGCCGCCCAGTCCATGCAGCACACCGCCGCTGTCGTATCTGGAGACCTTGTTTGTGTTCTTTCCGCCGCCCAGCGTGCCCCTGCCGCCAGACGGTTTCTTTGTGCCGGAGCCGGACGTACTCCCACCGCTGCCTGTGTCCTTTTTTGTCACGCCGTCCAGTTTCCCTACGGTGGTTTTGTTGTAGTCTTTCGAAGGCTCCGCCGTTTTGTTGAAATTGTCTTTGACCGTTTCGGACGAGCTCTTCGCGGCTTTTTTCGCTTGCCGCATGGCCTCGTATGAGCCCACACCGCGGCTCATCCACATATCGTATACGGCTCTCTGTTCCGGTGTCAGTAGTGCAAGGTCTCTGTCGAGGTTCGCCAAGGCATCGTTTTCCTTTTTGCGGTTGGCCTCGATGATCTTATTAACGTCATCCGCATTTCCGCCATTGTCTACGTTGCCGCTGCCGCTACCTGTGTTACTTCCTCCAGTATTGCCGCTGTTCTGGATCTCCTGTTTCTTGTCCTCGTAGTCCTGGGCCGCGTCCAGCAGCTTCTGGTACACCTTCAGCATCTCCTGATAATAGGTCTCCCAGTCGCCCCTGCTGGCCGCCAGCAGCGCCTTCTCCGTCTCCACGTCGCCGTTCAGCTCGTCTATCAGTTTCTGCCACGTGTCTATCTTGAGCTGATACGCAGCCTCAATGGCCTTTTTACGGGCTTCCAGCTCCTCAATAGCCAGTTCCCGCTCCGTGTCGCGCTCATAGTCCCGCAGGTCCTTCTTGGCGTCCTCCAGTGCCTCCTCGGCGTCCTTGACCTTCTGTGCGTCCGCCACCCATTCCCATTGTCCCGTGGCGGCGTTATACTGCCGCACCGTCCGTTCGTTCCGGGCGTTCAAAAGCTCATCCTGCTTTTTCAGGATGTTCAGCTTCAGCTCTTCCAGCTTTTCGCTTCGCTCCGTCTCCTCGTTCTGCTTCTTCAGAGCGTCTATCTGCTCATCAATGGCATCCGTCTCCGCGTCCCGCTGCCTCTTGATGGCGTCGATGGTGGCCTGTGCCGCCTTTTTCTTGGCGTTATCCAGTTCGTTCTGCTTAGACTTCGCCGCGCTGCCGGAGCTTCCGCCGCCGGACGGCACGTAAGAGCTTCCTCCGGAGGGGGTATACGATGTGCCGCCCCAACCGCCCGACGGTGCGGTGGAGGTCATGTTGCCAAACTGGTACAGCATCGACGACTGTGTCCTGCGAAGCGCTTCCGCGTAGGCCGCCTCATAGCTGCTGTATTTGCCGCTCTGCATCAACCCCGCCGCCGTCCTTTTCAGGTTGGTTTCGTTGATACCTGCCAGCGCGAAGGTGTTCGCCAGCGCGTTCCCGGCGTAGCCGGCCTGCGTTGCCAGCTGTTGCAAAGCCATGATCTGCTGGCTGAAATTGAGCTTCGTGTTGCTGGCGGTGATCTGCGCCGCCACCAGATCATAAAGCTCCTTCTCCGTCTTTCCGCTCTGCTGCGCCTCCTCGACGAGCCCGCTAACATATTTCGCTGTTGCATCGCTGGCAACGCCCAATATCTGCTGCACCCGGTCGTAGGCAGCCACCAGCTCCCGCTGCTCATCGGTAACTTCATAACCCGCCAGTATCGCCGCGCGGATGGTTTCTACGCTTTCTTCGCGGGCCGCGTTCAGCTGCTCCAGCGCGTCATAATACGCACCTGCGGACATTTCGCCGATCTGATACTGCGCCGCGATTTCCGCCAATTCTTCCCGGTAGTCCCGCAGCGCCACGATGTCCATGCGCTCCGTTTTTACCGCACCAACGCCCAGACCACCGCCAACGCCCTCGGCACCGCCGACTACCGCGCTTGCGCCGCTGCCGTGAGCAGCGTTCCACGCCTCCCACGCCGTTTTTTTCGCCGCATCCAACTGCTTTTCCTGCTCTTGGCGCAGCTCCTTCAGGACTTCCAGCCGCTTCTTTTCCTCGGCGGTCAGTTCTCCGGTCTTGTTGATCAGCTCGTCATATTCACTTTTCGTCTCATCCAGCGCACCTTGCGCCGTCTCCACATCCTCCAGCGCCTTTTCATAAGCCCGCGCCTTTTCCGTACTCAGGCTGATTGCCGCCGCCAGCGCTGCAAAAATCGCCGTTCCGATGCCGATTTGCGGCAGAATAGCCACCAGCGATTTCAGTTGTCCGATGAGTTGGGTGGTGGCCATCGCGTTTCCTTCGATGGCGGAGGACAGCGTGCCAAAGAACGTCCCCACAGCCGTTTTGGTCATAAGGGAGGTAAAGCCCTTGTTCAAAAGCGACAGTGTGCCCACCAGCAAGCCCATCTGCACAACGAGCCGCCCGGTATCGCTGTCCAAAAACTCCACCAGCCCGATCACGCCGTCCAGCGCACCCTTGATAGTATCCGTCTCCACCAGATTGCTGACGAACTGCGTCCACTTGTTGTGCAGTATCTCTGTCTTGCGGGTCCAGCTATCCAGCGCGTTTTCTACTTCCTTGTCCGCGCTGCCCGCCGCGTCAGCAAAATCTCCCAGCATAGACTGGTACATATCCCAGTTCTGGATCAGTGCCAGCAGCTGGGAGGTACGCAGCTTGCCGCCGATGTCGCTGACCATCTCCATAAGCTGCTGCTCCGTCAGCAGTCCGTCCTTCATGCTCTTGGACAGTCCGGCAATGGCCTTCATGGGGTTTATTACGCTGCCTGTGGCCTGCGCCGCATCATAGGCGTCCTTGGCATAGACCTTGATGACATCCCGCAGTCCGGCGATCTCCCCGGTGGTCCACGTCACGCCCTCATCGATCTCCGTCTTGGTATCGCCGATGATATTCAGGAAAAGCGCCCGCAGCGCGGTGGCGGCCTCTGTGCCGCTTCTCTGCGTCACGGCGGTGATGGTGCCGATAGCCGCCGTCAGCTCATCCACGCCCACATGGGCCTGCGCCGCAATGGGCGCCACCTTGCCCAAGCCCTCGGCGACCTTCTGGATGGAAGTCGCGTATTTGTTGTCGATCTCGTTGGCTCCGTCCAGCACCTTCGTCAGCTGCTCGATGTTGCCCTGATACTTGTACGCCGCGTCCACAGACAGCAGGAACTGTTGCGCCGTTTCGGCGTTGGTGTCACCCACGATCTGCGTCTTGGCGGCCAGCTCCGCCAGCGCGGACGCCTGCTCGCCGTATCCTGCGCGGCTGAAGCCCGACACGAATTGCAGGTATTCGTCCGCCGCCACGCCATAGGCGCTGGCGGTGTCGTATGCCTGTTTCTCGATCTTATTCAGCTCCGCCGTGGTCGCCCCGGTAACTTTGCGGATCGTCACCATCTCGTCGTCCACGGATTTCATGGTGTCCAGCGCCTCGACAAAACTACGCTTTACACCGGCGATGGCGTTGCCCAGCATTTGCCATGTCGCCATTTGCAGGACTATCCGACTGAAACTCTTGCCCATCAAATCGGCAAATCCGGAGGTTTCCTTCGCGGCTTTCCCTGCATTTTTTATCTCTTTTGTGGTCTCCTTGATGTTTACATTGGCCTGCTGCGTATCAACGCCCAAAGTCACCGGGCTGCTTTGCAGCTTCGCTATCTCTCCCTTGAGCTGCGAAAAATCAGGTACAGCCGTTACTTTGAAAATCGCCATACGCTACCTCCAATCGTCCTCTTCCCGTATCACGCCCATGTCCGCCGCCATCCCCAGCGTGGAGTCCGCGCCGTTCATGGCCCGCACCAGTGTTTCTTCCGCCCTGCCGTCCAGCATCTCCTCCACGAAGTTGCGGAAAAATGGTCTGTTCTTTGGCCGTCTGTCCCAGTTGTACGCGGGGTCGTTTTTCTCGATCCGGTTCACCAGGTCGTCCCCGTCCACATGGGGGTCTATGGGTTCTCCGTTGCCGTCCGTTGCACCGCTGGGCTGGTATAAAAGCGTCAGATTCATGCCGCCGTCCCGTTCGTCCGAATACACCGTGGCGCTGGCGTTCATGTCCGCCAATCCCTTCGTTCCGCGCCGGCGCACATACTCCTCCGGCACCAGCTTGTCGTATACGTCCTCTACCACGTGCTCCCGCAAGCACTGCCGCATTTCCTCCGCCAGTGCGGGGCGGGACGCGCGAAAAGCATCCTTCACCTGCTTTTCCAGCGCGGCCATGTCCTGCTCAAACCCGCTGAACTGTCCCACCAGCCTTGACGCCATGCTCCCTCCGCCTCCTTCACATTCTCACACGCCAAAGCGCCGCATTTCCGCCGCACTCTCGCGTCTGTCCCCCTCCCCCGCCGCCGGGACGGAGGAGGGGGTAATTTGTCAGGACTCGGTCACGCTTACCGCACACTGGCCAGTGTAGTTCTCGCCATTGTAAACGAAGGTTACGGTCAGGTCTGCGTCTCCGGTGGCCGTCCCAGCCGTGATCACACCCGTGTTCTGCCCCACGGTCGTGCCGCTGGGTGCGCCGGTCATGACATACGTGCACTTGCTGGGGTCCAGGGCCGCCAACTGTCCGTTGGCCAGCACCGCCTGGGGACGCACCTGTGCCGTGCCGCTCTTGGGCACGGAGATCACGCCGCCGATAGCCGCCACCAGCCCCGTGACCACATCCGCGTCACCGTCGGGCACCAGCACGTACCAGCCCAGCGTCCCGCCGTTTCCGCAGTCCTGGCACTGGCCGCTGACCACCTGCTCGTCCATACTGATAGCGCGGCCAACGATGCTGGTGGTGTCGTAGTTGCTTTGGCTGCCGGTCACGGTAGCGGTGCCCGCCTGCAGCTTCAGCGGCACGTTAATATACAGCCAACCCCAGCGCGTTCCCTCGTTGGTCTTGGCGTTCACGTTGCTATACACCGCCATCTGCGACGTAAACAGACCCACCTTGCCGTTCATGCTGGTGGTCAGCCGTCCCACGGCGGCGCTGAGCTTGTTCACGAAGTACCACACCTTGTACTGCTTTCCGCTTACCGCAGTAAAACCGGTGATCGTACCGTCCGCCGCAATGTCATAGGCCACGCCGCCCTGGGCGATCATAGAGGCCGCGTTTACCTCCTGCACGTAGCACACTACCTTGTTCATGCCGTACTGAGCCGTCGGCGCGCCGTCGCTCACGTCCACCTTCAGCGCAGCAGAGGCCGCCGTCACCACCTGGCATACCGGTGCAACTGCGTTGTACGTCACGCCAGCACCCACACCGGCCATCTTGGTCTTGAGGTCGAAGTTGGCCTGGGTAAAGTCCACCTGTATGTCCGGGTCGCTCTCGATGATAGTGGCGATGCCGTTGTTCAGGCCCGCCCGCAGGGGATCACTGTTCACACTGGCGGTGATGTTGCCCTCCTGGAACTTGTTGCTGGAGAAATAGATGTCTCCGCTTTCCATGTCGGCGAGCTGCGCCGCGCAAATGCCCCTGGTATACAGCTTCGCGTCATTAAACTGGATCACTTGCTTTCACTCCTTTTTACATTTGTCCGAGGTGCTGGGTCGCCATTTCGGCGGGCCGCAGCGCCGTATTTCCTATATCCTCTTTCTCATAAAACAGGCTGGGGTGCGGGTTTCCGTTTTTCCACTTCGTCCCCTGCGCCTCCGCCACGGCGCACACCATGTACCCTATGATCCGCTGCCATGTTTTCGTTTTCTCCTGCAGCTTCAATATAGGCCACTGGTCTATCTCCGCCTCGTCCACGTGCTCCAGCGCCGCGATGGCCGCGATACGCTCCCACACGCAGCCGGACAGTGGTGCGCCGTTCATCTGCGCCAGGTCTCTCTGTGCTTCCAGCAGCTCCGGGTTTGCCTCCGGTGCGGCCAGCTCAATACCGTTCTGTGCCGCCGCGATCTCCCGCAGCCGCTGGAACTGCACCGGCGTCACCCGCCACAGCTCCTCCCCGTCCACGGTGAACTCAACCGCTTTCAGGCAGCCCCTGTCCTGCGGGTCTACCTTGCATCGGAACATCCCCACCCGTTTTCCCAATGGCAGCCCTCTCCCCAGCCGCAGGGAAAGCGCCAGCATCAGAAGCGCCCGTGAGAAAAGTCCAATCCCCTCCTCATTCTTCTCCAACGCCTCATATTCCATCCGGTAGAGCGCCGCCAACAGGGGCATGGCCGCATAGCGCACAGGGAGCGCCTGCTGCACGATGTCGATGCCGGGCCGCGCCATTTCAAATGCCTCCAGCTCTTCCACCAGAATGGGATACAGGGTCAGCCCCTCCGCCTCCACTTCTTCATACCGGCGGCAGGCTCTTTTTATGCTCTGTGAGATCGCCATAAAACCCTTTTTCCTCCCTCACGAAACACCTAATTAGTTAAACAGGAGTACCAGCATCGCCGTCCTCCGTTTCTCAAAATGTAGTCACGACGCCATTCTCGTCGCTGTCTGCCCACGCAAGGCTCATGTGAAGCCGCCGCCCCACGTTCATCCCCTGGTCGTAAATAGCCCTCGATCCGTTGTCCGGGTGTGCGCCCCTGTCGAAGCTCACCACCCCCGCGCCGCCGATGTTCACGCCATTCAGCGCCTCAATAATGCACTGCTCCATGTCAAAGCTACGTGCATAATCGTCTGTTCTCGTGGTGGTCTCATGCCCGTAGTTGCATAAAATGTCGAAATATATCCCCACGGCGGCGGTAAACGCGCTCTGCGGTATTACCCTGCCTATGTAGACCTTTACCACCGTCTGGGCCATCGTCTGAGCCTGTCCCCAGTATTCCAGCGGGTACAGCCTGTACCCCTTCGGGTGTTTGGCCTTCTGCTCCTCCGTGTCCAATATCGGCGCTTCGCCGTCAAACACGATCCCCAGCTTTTCCGCCGCTGTAGGCAGCTTCTCCGCCAGCGGATTTGCCCCGTCATAGCACAGGTACTTCATCAGCCGTACCCTGGGCCGCCGGTCGTCGTCCACCGGCGTATATCCGTTCCGGTCCGGCAGGTCCAGCAGGTAATTCACAATCTTCTTCGGTATCTTTTCCGCGCCCTTGAACGTGCCATATCCTGTCTCGACCTTGGCAAACGGATAAAACGGGCTGTCGAAGTTCGTGTTCACGCTCTCACCACGCTTCCACTTTTCAGAATTGTTTCACATGAAACAGAGTCATTTCCGTTGCGCTTTTGATATTTTTGCAACTATTTGTTCCGTTTCAATTTGAATATCACGCCTGATCTTTCTGCACTCTTTCCGCCAGCTCCACCAGCTCCTGCACGCTTTCCGGCGTCATAGCGCTGGCCGCGCTCATGGACATCCGAGCCACCACGTCGTTCATGATGCTCAGGTTGGCGTTTATCTCCGTGTTCATCATCTTTTCCAGATCGCGGTAGTCCGCCAGCAGGTCATACGCCTTGTCCCGCAGTGCGTCACTCTGCTTCTTCATCCGGTCGATCTGGTTGATCAGCTGCACGCCGCCCACCCAGTCGTAGTCGTCGGCGCTCATCAACCACCGGTCGCCGCCGCAGCCTTCGAAGTCCAGCCGCAAATAGGCTCGCGCCAAAATACCCAGCAGATACCGCCGCTTCCGCTGCCCGTTCTCCCGGTACATGGGGGGCGTGTCGCCCCGGAACTTCTCCCCGGTGTTCACCACCACCCGGTCGATGCACCGCTCCGCGCAATAGCTTACGATCTCCTCCTTCTGCATCAGGGGGACGTAGCTCTTGGCGTTGATAAACACCTCTTTCATGGTAATGGGCCTGCGCTGTGCAATGTTCGTCTCCATCGTTTCCGCTCCTTTCAGATTCTCAATGGATATATTCTCTTTTATCGGTTTGTGTCCGCCTGTTCCTGCCGCATTCGGCAGCGCTTCCACTCTGCCGCGTTTTCGTACCGGCAGCTGTCCGGGCAGTAATATTGAAAGCCGCAGAAATCTGTATTTCCGCTCTGCTTTCTGCACCGCAGCGTGATCTCCCCCCGCTTCCGGTAGCTGTGCTCACAAGTCTGCTTTGCCATTTCGCTTTACCACCCTTCCAGCGCGATCTCCGCGCTCACGCTCTGTCCCTTGCAGGAGGCCGTTACCGTCAGGGGCTTGACGCTGCCGCCCCAGCAGTACACGGTGGCGGTGCTGCCCTCCACCTCGGCGGTGTAGCTGCCCTCCGCCGCCCCGGCGAAGATCCATTCCACCGCATCTCCGGTCTCCGCGCCGTTCTCGGTGTATATGGCCGTCAGCATGGTCTTGCCGTAGGCTCCCAGCTTCTCCACCGGGTCCGTCTGCCAGTGTACGCCGCTTACGCTCTCTGCCACCGTCACCGCATAGGTGCCGTAGTGCTCCTCATTCTGCACCAGCACCACCGTTATGGTACATTCTCCCTCGCCCACCGCCGCCACGTTGCCGACGGGGTCCACCCGGCATACGCTCTCGTCGCTGCTGAACCACAGGTAGCGGGTGGGGTGTTCTGCGTCTCCGTCCGCCTTTTCACCGTTTCGCAGGGAGGCGGCGGTAAACTGTGCCTTCTCGCCTTTGCTCATCACCGCTTTTCCCCCCACGTTTATCTCCCAGGCAAAGGGGTAGGCGTTGGCCACCCGGTTTATCAGATCGTCCTTTTCCTTATCCGGTTCGGTCATCCGCGCTGTGAACCGCAGCAGGCGGACACTCTCCTCGTCCCCGGTGAACTCCTGCGCCACGTCCGCGTAGCCGGTGATCTGATACGCCATCCGCCCCAGGATCATCCGGCTGTTCACGTCCAAGTCCGCGGTCTCTTCGTTTCGCTGTATGATGATGTTGAAATACCCCTGCATCATCAGCACCGTCTCCTGGAAATCGTTGGCATTGGCGTTTAGCTTCACGCTTTCCAGCACCATCGGCTCTTTCAGTACGTTGCCGTACCAGTCCAGGTGATTCCATGTGGTGTTGCACCGCCTAATGATGCCACCGCCCACGGCAGAGGAGATGTTGGCCGGGTTCGTCACCAGCCATGTGGAGCCCATTGTCTCCATTTTTGCGCCCTCCGGCACATATTCGATGCGCCGGTCTACCATCAAAAACTCCTTGTAGTTGTCGATGGGTCTATCTATGGCGTTGCCTTTTTTTCGTGCGTCTGCCAGCCGGATCAACTGGTCGCTCCACTCGTAGAAGTTGTTGGGGTCGCTGTCCAGTCCCTGCACCCGGCAAGCGGTGTAGTCGCTGGCGTACTTTCCGTATGCTTGCACGAACCGCGCCGTAGGATCTCCAAAATAAGGATTGCGCCGGTCGTTATACTGCGCGGGTCGGTTGGTGGTGGCATGAACCCGCTCCGCCATCGCGGCGATGTTGCCCAAATTGTTCTTTATGTCCGCCATCGCCGTTCACCTCCACGCTCCGCCTCCGTCACAGGAACTGGTATCGTCCGTACCCGCCACGGCCTCGCTGCACCGTGTTCAAAAACGCACAATCCTGCTCGTATTTGTGCATCTCGTCCATCAGCCTTGCCCGGTTCTTCTCCTGCTTTGCGGCGCCCTCCTTCATATAGGTGCCCTCGTTCACCGTGTCAAAGCTGGCATCCTTTATCTTCATCTGGTCGTTCAGCCAGTTGCGGAAGAACCGCTCGTCCCACACGCTTGCCACGCACAGCCCAAGTATCCGCTTCTGCTCCATTGTCAACTCGTGACCAAATTCACCGTCTGTGTAAAAGTCCAGCGTGTAGTTCATTCCCGCCATATCCTGCATAGGGAACGTCACCACGCCTGTTTCGGCGTTGTAGCTCGCCTCGGTGTACGGCACCGCCGTCATGCCGCCCGTCACATCCTGCTCCACAATGGCGCAGGAAAATAGCTCGTAGCCCACCATTCCGGTGTCCACTTCCGTTTCTCCCACCAAACTGTCCTCGTCGCTGGTCCAGTAGAAATCGCCGTAGCTGGGTTGCACCAGCCCGTCCGACAGATACGCCCGCATTTGCACCGGCAGGGAGAATAGAGGGATAGCGTTCACCATATACAGGCTCATCCGCCGCAGAAACGCCGCCGGGTCGTTGGCCGCTTCCTCCTGCAGGCGCACATCGTCTATCTCCAGCATGGCGTGATTCGATATGATCTCGCTCCACTTTGTGCCCATTGCTTCCTCCCTTTCCGGTTTGTCCTCTTTTTTGCCTTTCAGTGTGCCGGAGAGCGGCGGCGTCACCGCCGTCCTCCGGCACGTTTTCTCCGGTTTTCTCAGGCGCCGATGGTCAGCGTCACGCCGCCGGCCTCGTTGTCCGTCTCGCTGACGGGGATAGCGTTCACCGTCACGCTGGACAGGCAGTTGAACCCCTCGTCGGGCAGGATCTCCTGGCTGGCAAAGGTGGGGGTCACAGTCTTGGCCTGTGCCTTCATGTCCTCGCTGCCGGACATGGTGCCCTCCACGCCCAGGATAGTCACACCCTCGCGGATGTTGGTGGCGATGAGCTTGGCCTGTTCCGCCTCGGCGATCTGCACGGTACCGCTTCCGTCGTGGAAGCCCAGGGGCACGGTATACACCTGCGCCTTGGTGGTGATGTTGCCCGCCACAGCGCCGTTGTTGGGCATCGTACCGGTGACTTCCGCTCCCTTCACAAATGCGGTCTTGCCCAGCAGGATCTCCGCAGCGGACGCGGTAGCGCCGGAGGTATCCGCATCAAAGGTACATGTACCCGTGATGGTCGCACCCGTCTTGTCGTGGGCAGTAATGCCCTTGAGCAGTTTGGCAGGCACCACGCTGTCGGCGGTCAGATCGATTTTTACCTGTCCGCCTATAATTACTTTGTTGATGTACTGATTAGCCATACTCCACATCTCCTATCGTTAAAGTTTTTCCGCCGGCGGCATTGCTGACTTCGTACTGGGGTATTTTCTTCACCGTCACGTCGTCGTTCATGCGTTTGGCTTTTGTATGCAGCACAACAGGCTCGTCCACCTGTGGTGTTACCTCATATTCGCCCTCGTAGGTGGGGATAATTTCTCCCCCGGTCTGTATCACTACATCCCGTATTTCTATCTCCACCACGGGCTGTCCCACCGGGGCGGTGCTGGCGTTGGCGTTCTTCTTCTGTTCCGCCGCGAACTGCTGCAGCGCCATTTACATCACCCCTTTGGACCGGCTTGCGGAGACATATATGGTCTTGCCCTTTGCCCCCACCACGCTCTCGTCGTTGAATTTTATCCGCGCCTGTACCGGTGGTGTCCTCCCGGCCTTAAAGGCGAAGGTCTGCTCCTGCGTCAGCGGGAATAGCCACTGTCCGTTCTCCTCGTCGTAGCGCACCACGCCGGGGTACGTCCTCGTCAGGTTACCTATGGTGATCTCCAGCCGCAGCACCATCTCCGGCGTTATCAGCAGCTCCCCCTGCCGCAGCACGATGGGCAGCGAATAGGCGTCGCCCTGCATCATGGCCGTTCCCTCCTTCCGCTTATATGGTCAAGGGCTTTCCTTCTTACTTGGCGTCCTTCTCGTTCATGTCCTCGATAATGGTGATGAAGTCGCCCTTCTCGTGGCCCTTGCGCTTGCTCAGCGCGTTCAGCTTCACTGTGCGCTCACGCGTCACATACCGGCTGCCCTGGCGGTAGGCGTCGGCGTACATCTGCGCCGCCATCACCTTGTGTCCCTCGCACAGCGCCGGGTAGATGTTCAGCAGCTCGTCCCCCAGCTCCACCAGCTTGGCAAAGGCTCTCTTGTCCAGCACCTCACCCGGCTTGTAGTCCACACCCAGCGCCTCGCGCTCCTCGTCCGTCAGACCGCTTACCACCAGCAGCCACCGCTGCGCCATGAACCGGCGGTTCATCTCCGTCAGTATGCGGCTCAGGTCCGGCTTCGGCACGTAAAAGCTGCCCGTCTTGCCCACGATGTTTCCATACATTCCGCCATCGCCGAACTGCACCACGTTGTCGTCCGCCACCGGCGCCATCCACAGGAAATGCACCTGCTCCGCGCTGGTGCTCACCTGTACGATCTGCGGCGCGGCCTGCTGGGGGATGTTCTTCAGCGCCTCCGCCACCGCCTTGGCCGCCGCCTCCTGCATCATCTGCTGCACCTGCTCGGCGGTGTACATCACAGGCGCGGCGGGCATTTCCGTGGCATCAGCCGCGTCCTGCACATTCTCCTGCGCCGCCGCTTTCGCGGTGCTGCTTTCGTCCGGCGTTTCCGCGCTCTGCTGGGCCGCCAGCATCACCTGGTCGTCCTCGCTCTCCTCCGCCGCGATCTGCGCGGCCAGTCTGTTTCCGCTTTTCTTCTGCTTACCCATGCTTTCTGCTCCTTTCAGATTCATTTCATGGTCTGTTTCTATCTGCCGCAATGCGTCAAGGCTCCCGCCGCTGCCCCGTTTACACGTCGGCGCATTGCATACCCTCCGGTTTCCCGGCACTGCCTTTTTTTGCTTTGACAACGTCTCCTCTGGGACACACTTTTCAGGAGGTGCGAGGAGTCCTATATGGCGCGGACGCGAGGGCTCGAACCCCGAACTGCGGTTTTGGAGACCGCCGTTTTCCCGGTTAAACTAAATCCGCATATCCGGGGAGGGGCTTTCGCCCCTTCCCCGGTGTGGTTTTCCTTACACAGTGAAGTGCGCGATCTTGGACGCGAACGTGGCCACAGAGTCCAGGGCGATGGTCAGGTTCAGGCCGATCTCGAAATCCCCGGTGCGGGTGGGATCCATCTCAATAGAGATGGGCGTGCCGCTGGTGTAGCCGATTGTCAGCGGCTTTCTGCCGTTGCCAGCCAGCATCCAGATGTCGTTCTCGCTGAGCATGGTCTCCACGGTGGTGTTCTGGGTGCCGGGGATGATAACGTCCCGCATGGGCATCAGGCGCACCGCCATGAACTGGCCCAGGTAGCCGGCCTTGGTGTAGTCGGCGCCCAGCAGCGTGGCGATAGCGGCGTCCATATTCACGTTGGTGGAGCCGGTCACGGTGTTGGGCAGCACCTTGCTCAGGGCCACGGTGCCGCCGGTGGCAAACACGTCGGAGATGGTGGTGTTGTTCAGCGCGGCGATCTTGTTGGCGCCCTTCACCCAGTTCTGGTTGTTGAAGGTGAAGTTCAGGTTGGTGGGGATCAGGCTGGTGTCCTCCGTGGCGGTGGTCATGGCCTCGTTCCACATACCCATGGTCTTGGCGTACATACCCGCCACCATGTTTGCGAAGAAAACGCCGAAGTCCATGTTCGTGCCAACCAGCTGCATCCACTTGGAAGTGATCCAGCAGCTCTTGGGGGTGGGGTTCAGCGTGTAATCGCGGGAATAGAAGCGGTTACGCGGCACGCTGCGGCTTGCGCCCCAGCTGGAGTCCTGGAAAACGGGGATGTCGTTGCTGCCGATGCTCACGGCGTAGGTCTGGCCCAGCTCGATCTCCACGGTCTCGGCGAAATCGCTCAGCGCCTCGGAGTACACGGCAGGCAGAATGGGGATGATGACCTCCTGCCAGATGCCCTGCAGCACGGCGTAGAAGCGGGCGTTGCCGTAATACTCGCCGCCGTTGCGCTTGAACTCCTCCCAGCTCTCGGGGGCCTTCTTGCCGGTGCTGGCGCAGGCCAGTTTGGCGGCGTACAGAAGGCTCTCCCGCTGGAACTGCTCGTTCAGCTGCTTGTAGCCCCGGTCGTTCATGGTGCGCTGCACGGGGGTGTTCTGCCCCTTGGCGCTCAGAACGGCCATCTTGCCCTTCAGGGCGTGTTCATAAAACAGCACGCGGCCCTTGGCCACGATGTCCTCGCGCTGGTCGTTTCCGTTGATGGCGAAAACCTCATTGGAAACGCTGTTCAGGTTCAGCTTTGCCATTTCTTACTCACTCTCCTCTCTTGTCACGCGGTCACGGTGCTGACCTTGCAGGCCCACACGTCGTAGTACACAAAGCTCTGCCCTGCGCCCTCGGTGAAGTTGCCGGTGCCCTTCAGCTTGAAGTAGATGGCGCCGGTGTCGGTGGGGGCGGCAGCGGCGGGCACCAGCAGGCCGTTGGCGATGGTGAAGATGGTGTTCGCGCCGATGGCGGCGCTCAGGTTGCCCTCGCCAAAGCGGTAGGCGTGCTTGCCGTCAAACACGATCTCGGTGAAGGTGCCGTCCCGGCCCGCAGGAACGCCCAGCCCCAGCGTGGCGGTGCCCACGGCGTAGTTGTTGCCGTTGCGTCCGCCCAGCATGGGCCAATCGTAGGTGTTGCAGGCGTACACGCCGGTGTCGGCGTTGGCGGCAGCGCCCGCAGCGTTCATGTAAAAGGCGTTCTCGTTCTTGATGCCCTTGAAGCCCGCACAGGGCAGCTGCTCGCCGCGCACCACCAGCAGGCCCGCGGAGCAGTCCGCATCCGCATCGGACACCTGATAGCGTCCCGTGATGTTGCACAGTTCGTTGAACTCGTTGTTGGTGATCCGCGGCTCAAACGCGGTTTTCTCGATGTATGCCATGTTTGTTCACTCTCCTTTTCGTTTTACTTGCCGGTGTCGATGCCCCACTTGTTCAGCAGAGCGTCCACACCCTCGCTTCCCTCGCCGCTGTTGCCGGCGATGTGCTCCCAGGCATAGGTGGTCTTGCGCTTCTGTGCGCTGCGCTTGTCGCTCTCCATTACGGCCTCGCCGCACACGGCCAGCACCGCCTCGCGCACCAGCTTCTCGCCCAGCCACGCACCGTCCTTGTCGCAGCTGTTGGCGTACAGTCCGGCCTCGATGTTCTCATTCACCGCCTTGATGGCGTCCTCCGCCACCTTTTCCTCTCGGTTGGCGTTGAAAGCCTCCAGCGTAGCCTTGGCGGAAGCCTTGCAGGCACTCAGCCGGCGCTTGCTCTCGGCCTCCTGCATGGCGCTGATCTGCTTATTGGCGGCTTCCAGCTTGGCGTTCAGGCTCTTCACATCGCCGTCGGTCTCCTTCACGGAGGCCACGGTGTAGTCCACCACGTCCGCCACATCGGCGTTCAGCTCCACCTCGCCCACGCTCAGCACGATGTGCGCCGCGCAGGGCATGATCTTGCTGGCGATCACCTCTCCGTTGTCGTCAGCGTTAAAGGTGTAGCCGAAAAGATTGCCGGAAGCGTCCAGCAGTGCCACGTTCAGCCCGTCCTCGCTCATGGAGAGCACCTTGTGGTTGGGGAACTTGGTCTGCATCTTCTCCATTGCTCTCTTGTTCATGTTGCTTTTCACTCCTTTTTTTGTGTTTTTGTCGGGTTCCTTGCCGTCGCTGCCCTCTGCGGCTGTGTGCAGCGACGCGGCCCGCAGTTTCAATTCCTTAAATTCCTCCTGCATGGCCGCCAGCTTTGCGATGCTCGCACCCGGTATCGCCGGGTTTACCCTGTCGCCCAGAATGGTCACGCCTATGCCCGACCATTTGGTAAACACGTCCACATCGTCCTCTTTGTGGCTCTCCGACACCATTGTCTCGGCGGAAACATCCATCGTGCCCTGTTCAGCGATGCGTTTCACCAGCTCCGGGGCGTAAAAAGCAAATAGCCGTCCCTTCGCTCTGAGCCATGTATGACCGCCCCTCTCCACAAGGGTAAAGTCCTTTTCGTCGTCGGACAGCGTTCCCACGATGCGCTCCGCCGTCCCCTCCATGAAGGATTGGTACTCCTCCCCGGTCTTGGGATCCCGGCGCTTGCTCATGTTGTGTCCGTCCCCCACCTGCTGCCCCACATAAGCGATCAGGATGGGCTGCCCGATGAAGGTCTTGTAGTAGTCCCGCAGGTTCTGATACGACCAGCGGTTGTTGTTCTCACCCTCTCTTATCACCCACAGATCCACGCCGAACTCGTACTCGTTGAGCCGCTGCATCACCTTTAGGGTGCCGCTGGCGCACATTTTCTTGGGCATGGCCTTGGTTTTCAGCGTGCTCATTCGTCCTCACCGCCTTCAAACAGTTTTCTGCACCAGCTGTCAAAGGTGGCGCGGCTCATACCGCCCTGGTCCCACATGGTCCAGGCATCCAGCAGCTTGCGCCTGTCGTCGGTGTTGGCGATCTGCAGCTCCTCCGCCTTCAGGGAAAGCGCGTTGAACTCCCCGTCCGCCGCGGCGCGGATAAATCCGCCCAGTGCTTCGTTGACACCGTCCACAATGGCCACGCACACCTCGAATACCCGGTCCAGGTCGTTGTCAAAGTCCTCGTCCAGCTCCGGCGTACCGGGGTACATCAGCCGCAGGTGGTAGTCGTGGGGTATCTCCGCGAACTCGTCTATCCGCTCAGGCTGCTTATGCTCCAGTTTGTGAATCGCATCCGACAGAAACGGCATACCCATGTCGCACAGCACCCGGTCCTTGATGTCCGCAAACCACTTTTCCGCATTGCCGTATGCCTCCATCACCCGGCGCATCGGCTCCCGCATAGGTGCGAACCGCGGGTTATCCCAGCTGGCGTATTCCTGTGCTCTCATGTCCTCACTCCCTCTCTCCGCAAAATAAAAATGGGGCCGCAGCCGGTGTTCTCCACCGGCGCAGCCCCATTTGGCTTTCCCCGCAGCCCCTTTGCCGCGGTTATCCACTTTTCACGGCCATTGCGCCTACCTCAATACCCCGCGCATCCGCGCAAGCCTTCGGTCACAGCAGCCGCATTCTCTGTTTTCGTTCCCCACTGTCGCAGGGGCTCTCGCCGCCCTATCGGTCTGTCGGCATCGGCAGTGCCGTGCCTTTCTTTTTCTTCACCGTGTGTACGGTGTGTGCCTTTATGGCCAGTCCCTCAGCCGTCCGGCGTATCTCCACGTCGTTCCCCCGGGCCAGCTCCCGGTTGATCTCGTGCAGGTCGTCCGCCGTCAGTATTGCCGTCATGCCCATTTCTTCTCAGCCTCCCGCGTCCTCTGACGCTTCCTGTCCCTCGGTCCCCGGCGCCCCTTCCGATGCCGGTCTCCCTCCGGGGTTCATGTCGTGGGCCGCCTGCGGCGGCAGTCCGCTTTCGCTCTGCTTGGCGTTGTAGCTGGTCACAAGGGGCAGCCGCAGGTCCATAATGCCGCTTTCTTTCACCGCACGGCTGATGGCCATGTCGTCCATCACGCTCATGTCCAGCATCGCCATGTAAAGCATGGTCTGGGGCAGTATGCCCAGCGTCATGCCCTGTCTGGCGTTTTCAAAGGTCTTTTCGTCCTCCGCGATGTTGCCAAACATGGCGAATCTCCATGAATACTTCAGGTTCAGCCCGTCCATGATGCCCTGCATCATGCGCTCATAGCACCGGTATATCTGCTCGGCAAACTTGCTCTCTATCTGCAAACTGATATTCGCCACGCCCGCCCGCGGCTCGTCGCTGGTGGGTATCAGTGCGCTCAGTCCCGCCTTCGCCATGGTGTATCCGTACCCGGCAGAGCTTATCTTCGTGGCGCTGGGAGCCTCGGCCAGCTGGTGAAGTTCCATGTTCTTCAGCGGCGCGGCGTACCAGCCTATGCCACTGGTGTTGTTCTCCGCCAGTTCGTCGTAAAACCGCGTGCGGAAAAGCTCCCACCCTGCGTTGCTCAGCTTGTAGCTATCCGACTGCTGTCTCGTGCTGTTGTCGTCGTATTCGATCTCGCCCGTCAGCAGAGAGATCAGCGGGTTCTGTACCAGTTCCAGCTGTATCTGCTCATACTGCGCGATCTGGATAAACGACAGGAAAAGTCCCGTCAGAGGCGATACAACCGCCGTCTGCGCGTCGTCTATCTCAAAGGGATATACGGCATCCACCGGCAGCGTCACCCAGTAGCACCATTTTCCGTTCTGGTAGTATACGTCCGGGTCTCCCGGCAGCACGCCGCCTCCCTGCTCCGCTGCTGTTTTCAGCTCGGTAAAGCGGTTCATATTGATGGTGTTTTTCGCCGCGTATACATACCGGGTGCCCGTGCCCTTGGGCGGTCTCGCCGCCACCTGGGTGAATATGCCCCAGTAGGGCTTAAACAGGTCTCCGAACTGCGCCGGCTCACATCCAGGCTTCAGAAAGTACATCATGTTAAAGGCCACGGTGTACTTCGACACGCTGTTAAATCCCACGATCTTTATCCAGTCGCTGGGCAACTGCTGCATAAAAGCGTAGTTCACCTTGTTGTGTGGCTTGTCCACGCTCACGCGGGGGTAGTAGAATACTTTGCCCTCCTGCACCGCCTGCCCCGCCAGCTTGTGGGCCGTGGTCTTTACGTCCAGCTTGCGCCGCAGTTTCTCCAGCAGCTTCCACTCCCGCCAGAACTCGTCGTTCTTCGCCGTGTCTTTATCGGTGAACTCCGGTGCGATGTAGCTGTGATACGTCAGCAGATCCTGGTACATCTTCCGGGTGTGGAAAAGCGGATAGGCCGTAAATTCCAGCCCGTGCTCCACCTGCCGCAGCCCCTGCTCGTTGCCAAGCGGGGCGGTCAGCATCTCTGCCACCGTATTCTTGGTATAGTCCTCCGGCAGCGAGGAAATGGCCTGCACCCTTCGGTTCTGAATGTAGGGGTTCACCCGTGCCGACTGGCTCATGCTCACCCGGCTGAAGGCGCTGGCCAGCGCCCCTGCCGGCATATTGCCGTACTGCTCCGCCAGCGCGTTGAACCGCTGAAATATCTCCGGGTAGGTGCCGCAGGCTACGCTCTGCAATTCACTTGTCAGATTCCTCCGCTTCTCCTGCTCCATGCGCCGCCTCCTCGTCTATGCGGGAGCGCTCTTTTTCCAGCTCCCTCTCCCACGCATCCAGCAGCTCGTTCAGCCGCTTCTGCGTGTCAGCCCTGTTCTTTTTCACCCCGTCCGCCAGCGCCGCTGCGATGCAGTCCGCCAGCCACAGCCGGTCTCGCTCCGTCAGGCGCTTCAGGTCTGCGCCTTTGATCTCCACCGTCTGCATTTTTTTCGGCGCCGTAGTGCGGTACAGCAGCATATACCCCGCCGTTATCCGCACAAAGCGCTCCTTTTCCGCCAGCGCCACCGTTTCGCCTGTCACCCGCGCCGCGTACAGTCTGTACTTCCTTGCCGCCATTTCAGCATATCCTCCCGCCGCGCCGCGCCGTCACCGTGCGGCCTCCCGCGCCGGCTGCCGCCGCTCTGTGCGGTGCTGCGGCGCGGTTTTTGTATTTTGCCAGTTCCGCGTCCCAGTCGCTCTTATGCCGCACCGCCTGCGCCAGTTCCTCGCGCTCCAGTATCTGCGCCACCCGCAGCGCATATTTCAGTGCTGACCATATATCGCGCTGTATGTGCTTGCTTATCCGTTCTTCCTTTTGGGTCGTGCCGCTGGCCACCTTTTTCAGGTTCTGTATCTGCCCCACCAGTTCCCGGGTCTTTATGTAGGGGTCGGCCAGCATGGCATCCATGCTGTCGTCCTTGATCCGGTGGTACTTCTTGTAGTTCTCCACGCCCTCGTTCACATTAGAGCACAGCAGTTCCACATTCCGGTTCTCGAATTGCAGCTCCGCGTACCGCACCATCTCCGCGTCCGGGTCCGTCACGCCCGCGCCGCCCGCCTTGATGGGGTACAGGCACGGCACGGCGTTTTCCTGCTCCAGCTCCGTAAAGCTGGCGTGGTTCCGCACGCACAGCGGCGCAAGGCCGTCACCAAGGTCCATCATCAGGTTTTCTACCACGCTGGTGCCGTACTGCCATGCGTCTATTGCCAGGTATGTCGCGGCCCCTCCGTCGCAGCAGAAGCGGCTCCACACGTCCTTGATCCGCTGCGCCTGCATCATGCTCTTTACCGGTGGGTTCCAAACGTCCACATACACCACCTGCTTCAGGTAGCGGTCCCGCTTCAGCCAGTCCGTTTGACGTGTGCATTTCAGCACCACGCAGGCGCATTTTGCGTTCTTCTTGTCGTCGGCGTAGGATACGTCGTACCCCACGATGTAAATCACGTCCTCCGGCTTCAGTTTGTTGCCTATGTCGTAGGCGCAGTGCCGGTTCTCCGCGATCATCAGTTTGCGGCACTCTGTCAGCACCTCGTCCCGCACGATAGGATTGCTGTCCGCCCCGGTATAGCGGCCCTCGAACTCGCGCATCCACTTTTCCGCCGTGCATGTTCGTTTTCGCTTCATTGCCCAATCGAATGGCCGCATCTGCTGCAGTATCACGCACTCCCACGATATGTCATAGGCAAAAGCGCTCTCAGCCGCCAGCATGGCCTTCATGTTCTCGCATCGCGTTTCGTAAGCATGGTTCTGCTTCCGCCCCGCACTGGTAATGGCGTGGTCTTTGTAGGGGATATAGTTGGGGTCTGGCTTTCCGTTCACATTATGTGTCAGGCGCACCGCAGGCAGCACCACCGTTGTATATTCATTGAAATCGAATGCCGGATTCTCCTCCTGGGCGTACTCCTCCGCCGTCACGTCATGCAGGTTGTCTCCTCGCATAGCGGATATGTAAAAAGCACTCCCGCAGTCGGTCTCTATCTTGAAGTCATCCTTACTCTCCGCCGTCACCCGCCACTGCTTCGCCAGTGCCGGGTAATCGTGCTCAATCTGCTTGAACGTCTTGCTTCCTATAGTGGCCAGTTGCTTGTAGCTTGGCCCATAGTATGCACTTTGCGTCCCCGGCCATACCAGCCCGTTTACCAGTGCATATTTGAATTTTGTGTTAGTCTTTGTCATGCCGCGGGTTCCCGTAAACGATGCTGAGGCTTTCCGGGCGTATACCCGCATCATCACCCGCTGCAGCAGTTCTTCATTTCCAAAGTCCGCCTCTGTGCTCCTGAATATATCGCACGCCTTATCCGGGTACCATCTGAATACCCACATAATAAAGGCCCAGAAAGCATCCTCATAGTTTTTGTAGCTGCGCTCCTGTGTGGGCTTTTTTGTCACCCAGCCAAGACCAGCCACATACGCTTTACCCGTTCGCCTCGCCATCGGTGTTCACATCCTCTGCGTCCGCTTTCGGCTTACCCGGCTTTTTCTTCTTTTTCACCGGGCGCATCCGCACCAGCCCCAGCTTTTCGTAGGCTTCCTTCTCCGCCTCGTTGGGTTTCTCTGCAAACTCACCCAAATTGTCCTCCAGCCGCATCTCGTCCGGCAGCTCTGTCAGCTCCGGCAGTCCGTCGTTCTGCCGCATCCGGTTTTCGTTTATCAGTATCATCTGGTCGGCAGCATCCCGCGTGTAGGGGTATTTGCACGGCCTGCCGAAAAATATACGGAACGCCTCGTCCGGTTCGCAGGGCTTCCCGTTTTTCAGCAGTCCTGCCCGCTCCAGCGCCACCACCATGTTGTCCAGCCGCAGGTCCTCCACCGGTTTTGTGTCCTTCTTCCGCAGGTTTTCCGACGCCAGGTTCTCCTGTATCATGCTGGATAGCTTCTTGGCCTTGTCTATGGCGCCCATCTCCGCAGCGTCATTCATCTGCTTCGTCCACTTTGCAACGTTGCGGAGTATCAGCTGCTGCTTGGCGCTCACCGCCTGCTCTCCGCCGAAGTCAGCGCACAGCGCGTTGTAGATCCGGTCAAACTCGTTGTAGTCCTCGCTGGTGTATGGCACTTTCCCCGTGCCCTCGCCCCAGTCTGCGGCCTGTCGCTTGGTGCCCTGCCTGCCATCCCGTGCGCTTTTCTCCGCGCTCACCGCCTTGGTGAAGTTGCCGTTCTCCAGCCCCTCTCCGAATATCTTGGTGATGTCCGTCAGCCCATCGAGAAAGCCCAGCTCTCCGCCTCCCGGCGTCCGGTCCAGCTTTTTCTTTGCCAGCTTATCGCAGTAGGTCGTCCACTTGTTTTTGCTCCCGCTTGCCGGCAGCGCGTTCATGTCAAAGGGTTTGTTGAAGCGTATGCAGGCATAAAAATAAGCCAAACTTTCCCCCACCGCATCATTAAGCTGGTCGTAATACGCCTGCTGCTTTTCCGCGTCCATAGGTAAAAGTTCGGCCATCCTGCGCTCCTTTCGGATAGTAAAAATGGTACAAAAGAGAATTATCCACTTTCTCGTGTACCATTTTCGCAGATATTCACTTGTGTAATTCCCTTTTACGCAACTTTTGAAATTTTTCTTTTATCCGGTAATAAATCTCATGTTTCCTCGTCCCTCCCCAGCAGATAGTCAATGGTCACGCCGAAGAAGTCCGCCAGCGCCGCCAGCGCCGTGGCCTTCGGCTCCATCTCGCCGCGCTCGTAGCGGCTTATCATGCTCTTGTTCATGCCGCACAGCTCCGCCAGCACGCAGCGCTTCATGTGCTTTCGCTCCCGCAGCTGCCGCAGCCGCTTGGCAAATATCTCATTTCCCGCCATCACTTGCCTCCCAGCTCCGGCTTCTTTTTCGTCGCCTGCAACAGCATCCGCGCCTCCGTGTCGCTGATGTAAAGACCTCTATCACGCCACGCCACAATGCTGGCAAGGCGATCCTCCCGTGCCTTTTTTCTGCTCTTGTAAAACGCGCACTTTCCGCACTCCGCGCACACCAGCGTGTTCAGTCCCGCGCACTCGTTTTTCTCCGGCACATACAGGTCGCACGATACCTTGGGCTTGTACGGCGTTAAGCCGACCGTAATTCTTCCGCTCATGCTCATCGTTTCTCCTCTCTCCGCAGGTACACGCTGCCCGCAACCAAAAACACCGTATCCGCTGCTACCACCACCATGCACAATACGCCCACAAGCGTTTTATATACGCCCGCCACCATCAACAGCACCAGCACTGCCGCCAGCAGCAGCGCCAACAGTATGTATACGACTGCCCAGTGCCGGTACTTCTTTTTATCCTCCATGCCGCTCACCCTCTTTCTTTGCGCAGTACCCGCAGTGTTCCGCGCATCAGCGTCGCATCCTCCGCGCCCGGTATACCCTCCATCGCTTTATACAGCGTCGGTTCCTCCTCTCGTGACACTTCTTTCCACTCTATCAACCCCGCCTTATCCGCCGCACAGCCCACAAGCGTAAGGTTGTCCATTTTGATGCGCTCATTCTCTTGCCCACCGGCGAACTTCCAATAGCGGCACGTCAGTTCCTCTGTGGTGTAGCTTTTCGCCGCAGCCACAGGGCGGGGCTGCACCTCGTCCATGAGCACACCGCCCAGTTTATGTATCAGATTCCGCCGCAGTCTTTCAGTCCAGTTCAATTCAGCCATTCCTCTCCCCTCCGTCCTTTCTCTCGCCGTAGGAGCAGAAGTCGTCGTCCTTCGGCACCGCAAAAAAACTGTCAGGGTTCAAACACTTTTTGCTCCCTCTGTTATACTTGCAGTCCTTGCAGCGCACCACCTCTACCGCATCCACCGTCGGCGCATTGTCTATGTCCTCTGCATCTACATAGTCAAAACACCGTTCATTCCCCCAATATTCTTACCTCTCCAATTTGTCACCATCAATCAGTCGCATCGTTGTCACCTCCGTCCATCTTCGCCCCGCAGTTGGGGCAGTATTTATAAATGCCGTCAATGGACTGGTCAAGAGACCACCACGCACAAAACGGACACCTAATCTGACCGAGTGTGTTAAACGTTTGCGGGGTGTATTCCCACCTTCCATGCACCACCTGGGCAACATCAGCGGCAGGGATGGCATTTATGAGTTCCTTGATGTTCTTCATGCCAAACCCATAATCAACTCCGCCGAAGTCATCTGTTTCGCACACATCCGCATCGGCATTGTCGAACTGTTCAAACACTGCCGTTCTTTCAACATACTCCGCCATCACAGTTCCTCCTTATCTCACGTTCCATGATGCCCAGCGGCGTGTGTTCTCGTATCCATGTGTACACCCACGCCCTACTCTCCGCCGTGCCCATCGGCTTCTTTTTCGGCGGCAGTTCGCCGTTCTTCGCAGCGGTGGCCGTGGGGTTATACTTATGCTCTCCCATCACTTCACCTCCTGCGTCCAGAACTCGCGGCGGCAGACGGCGCATTCCTTGGAAATGTCTGAGCATCTGCCCTTGTCTCCTCTGTGTGCCGTAGACACTATTGCAGGGCACACACGCAACACGCCGATGTCATCTACCCGAGCCTCCGGCCACTGCTTCAAAAAAACGCTCTGTCGTGTCTTGCGCGGGTGTGCAGCAACCCACGCTTTTACTTCTGCAACGACATCTTCTGCTTTCGTGTTATAATCGTTAATTCCTTTCTTGATACATCCAAGTGTATACATTCTTCTGCGTTCCTTTACAAACGTTACAGCGTCCATCACATTTCCCTCCATTTGCACCCGTCACAGGCACCCTCGTGTGCGTGTTTGTACTTCCCGCAGTATTGGCATAGCTCGTTGATAAGTGCCTTGCGGTCTGCCGCCAGTTTCTCGTTTGCGGCCATCAAGCTACTATTGGCACCATCCAACTGCGAAATGCTGTCGTAATGCTCCTTGAGTTCTTCCCGTGTTTTCAGCAGCTCGGAATTGCTCATTATCAGGCCGCCTTGCAGCTTTGCGATCTCCTCCGGTGTATATCCGGTGTCCTCGTACTGTTTCAGACGCTCCCACGCCTTCCGCTGGGAGCAATACCCATCTTCGCAGAAGCTGCCGCCCGGTGTCTCTGTACACTGTGCAATGTCACAAAATTTCCCCTCAAATGTCAGCCTGTCCATCGTTCTCCTCCTTCACCGCCACAGCCTTTGCCAGCTGTGCCATGCCCTGATTCATGTCCTCTATCTGCTTATCCCGCCGCGCAATAGCGTCCTTCAGGCTGTCGTTGGCTTTCATCAGTGCCTCGATGTGCCGCTGCTGGTTCTGGATCAGGTCAGCGGCGTATCCCATCGCTTTTTCGATACATCTAAACTCGTGGATCAGCGGACACGCTCCTTCGCATTTCTTATGCTGCTCGCAGCACCGCAGCGCGGTCACGATCTCATCTCTTGTCATGTTATTCCTCCCACATACTTCCAGTGATACCCGCCTGCCGTGCCATGTTTTGGTCTCCCTAAGCACGCAGAACCAATATTGGCTCTGTTTATGCCTGTTCGTCTTGCCGCTTCGTGCGTAGAGGCAAACACCTCGCCGGTTTCAACACACAAGACTTTTTTGCTAAACGCAGGGTGGTTAATTTGGCTTTCTCCAATTCTCCGCCCTCGTGTTCCGTACCTGTTGTTGTAGGCAACATCGCACCACTCCAGGTTTTCTGCTGCGTTGTTCAGTTTGTCCTCGTCTTTATGATTGACTGACGGCAAATTGTTCTCGTTCGGCAAGAACGCCGTTGCCACAAGCCTATGCGTCTTGATCGTTTTTCGTTTTCCATTTACGCAAAGAACGTAATATCCATACCCGTCTTTGTCTGTGTTGGGTCGCAGCACTTTGCGCGACCTTTCGCTCCAAAGCGTTCCGCAACTGCCTATCTTGTATTGTCCTTCGTACCCAACTACATCCCTGAAAACTTCCACCAATCTCCCTCCTTCCCCGCTTCTTCATCGCCGAAATGCTTTTTGGTCACGGCAATAGGGAATTGCTCAATTTCAGAACTCCACCGGCAGTGCTCTGCTCCGTGTATTCTCGCCCAGCAGACATTAAACCCCGAAATGCCATCAAATAAGCTCCCCAGCGTCGCCCCCTCCGGCAGATACCGCGCCATGCGCCGCAGCATCCAGTCCCAGAAGGGCAGGGCGATGGAGTTGCCCATCGCCTTGTACCGTGGGCTGTCCGCGTCCTTGTGCTTCTTTCCCTTTTCGTCTATCCACTCTCCGATGTCGGTCCAGTGGTCCGGGAAACCTTGCAGCCGTTCGCATTCCATCGGCGTCAACCGGCGCACCACCATGTTCTGCACCGGGTATGTCTCCGCGTCCTCCCGATAAGCGCAGTTCGCCTTTGCCCGCAGCGCGTGTGCCACATCCGGTGTTGCCCCGCACACCAGCATATCGTTGTATGCGTCCTGCCCGTTGTAGCTCCCGGCATGAGCGCCTGGGGAAAGCGTACCCGTCACATCTTGGTATGTAAGCGGCACTTGATTGCCGCCTGTCCCCATTCGAGCCTGCAACGCCGGGACCTGCTCTCCGTACTCGCGGATGACATCACAGGCGTGTGTCATGTCCAGCGCCACCGCCGGGGCAACTATTGCAATACCGCCTTGGTTTTTACTGGGCGTTGGGTCTGTGGTATCCAGTGTCTTAGCCACATCCACCTCCCTGCATCCACTGTGTGGGTTTTTGCTTTTCATGCTGTTGCTGGACAAACTGTCAAAGCTATATGCCACCGCTGGTGTCACCACTGCTGGGGTTCTGTTCGTCCCGCTGGGCGCCGCCGCCAGCGTGGGCGACACTTCCTCACTGTACCCGATGCCGCCCGCCTGTGCGCCCTGTCCGGCCTTAAACCCGGCACATAGCACGGCTTCGCGGTTCAGACCACTGTTTTCACGGGAACTGAGCGTAGGTGAAACGCCGTTACCATCGTATACTCGCTGGCTCTGTGCGTCCCAAGGTGTCATGCACACAACCTCCGCGCACACCGCAGGACGATCTATGGTATTCAACGTATAGCACGCATCTTCCCGCCAGCCCTTCCCGTTGCATCCGGCGGTATCGGCGCGGTCAATGCCGTTGCCTTGCAGACAGAAAATCGTCTGGTCGTTGCCGGTTCCAAGCGTTCCGCTTTTCTCCGTCTGCACTAACGCGCCTTTTCCTCCTCCGTCACAGCCCCCCTGATGCGGACTGCATACGATGTTGGGGTCTCTGTCGGCGCAGGGGCTTCCGTCCGCTCTTGCGGTGAGACTCCTTGCGACTGCCGGATTAAAACCGCTTTCAGCAGCTTCGGCAAGTCCTTCCCCCGCCGCTCCGCTCTCCGCAATATCCCCTGACACGCTTTTGCGGTCAAATTGTATTTCGGATGCGGTGTCTCCTCCAAAATCTGCGACAACCGAGATGCGACGACGGCGTTGGGGCACTCCCCAGTGTTGCGCGTCGTGAGTTCGCCACACCACGCTCCATCGTCCTCCCACCTCATCGTGGTACCCCCCCCAGGTAGGCCAGCCCTTTTCAGGCACTTCAATACTGGGGGCTTCCGGCTCGACGATTTTGATGATCTCTTCGAGCACGGCTGCGAAGTCTTTTCCTTTGTTGCTGCTAAAGGCTCCGACCACGTTTTCCCACACGAGATACCGAGGTCTGACCATGTCACCTGTCCGTCCATTCCTTTTGTCCGTCTCCCTCATTTCTTTTACGATACGTACCTGCTCCATAAACAGGCCGCTTCGCGCTCCCGCCAAACCGGCGCGTTTCCCGGCGATGGATAGATCCTGTCTAACAAGGTGAACCACCTGTAATACACCAAACGGGTTCAATCTCTGCCCCATTTATTTTCGTAATATCGCCTAAATGTTTCACCTAAATCACCTCCTAATCTCCAAACACAACGCCGCACTCGTCCTTCAGCACGTCCTTGATGTGCTTCCGCTTGATGCGGCCCTCGTTTATTTCCTCCGCCAGCTTCTCCAGGCACTCGTACAGATACGCGATGCTGTGGGTGTCCCGGCTGTCCGATGTCTCCTCTTGGACGTGCCAGCCGCACTTGTCCATCAGCACCATTGCCACCATGTCCATGTTCTCCCGTGTGCCTTGCAGCTTGCCCCGCATAAAGATGCGGTCGTCCCTGCTCAAATGCTGTTTACCCATTCCCGTCATCCTCCGAAATGTGCACCACCTCATAGCACCCGAACCGTCCGCCGTTTCGATACGCCTTGCATATCGCGCTTCGTGTGCTGGCGTAGGACCGCCCGGAACGCCGCGCCAGCTCCGCTGTACTCGTGCCCCACCAGCGGGGCAGGCGATATTTGTCCCGCGACACGATCATATACACCGTCGTCATAGAGCCTTACACCTCCCCGCACCGGCGCAGGCGCAGGCTGTCTGCCAGCTCCCGAGCTGACTGCTTCCGCTTGCGCTTCCGGTCCCGCGCCTGCTCCCAGCAGTTGCGGCACTCCGGGTACGGGCAGTTCATGCACTGATCTATGCGCTCCTGCGGCTCATGCTGGCTGTCCTCCACCGCGCCGCTCAAAAATCGTCCTGTCTCTCCGCAATGTTCCTGCCGCCGGCTCTCCGCCGCGGCATCCACCGTCAGCCACGGGGCCTTGGCGCTGCCCAGGCTCCGCATGAATGCGCCGACGCTCATCGTTCCCTGCATTGCGTACATGATGTTCTAAACCTCCCTCACCGTGATGCCGTGGAAATACAGCATCATCTTCCTTTTCATCACAAATAGTCTGTATGTGGCGCTGCTGGTGTCGCGGAAGCCCTTGCTGTCCTCCACCACCGTCTCGCCGCCCTGCTCGTATACGAAGTCGGCCACGTACTCTATGCCTTTCTCCTTCGTGCCGTCCTTGTGTACCTGCCTCGGTATCAATTCGTACTTTACCTGCGTCCGCAGACCGGATATTTCACCGGCTCTCTGCATCAGCCAAAGATCCATGTATCGCCGCGCCTCCCGCTTGCTGACGAAGTGCATCAGCGTCCCGTCCGGCATGGTCAAGTCCACTTTCTCGGCGTGGAGTTTGTTGCCCTTTTTCGGCTTTGCGGCCTTTTCCGTCTCCTGTGCTGCTTTCTGTGCCGCCTGCTGCGCCTGTACTTTTTGCAATATCTGCGCCTGAGCCTTCTGGCTGAAGCGGCCTATGTCCTCCATTGTCAATCCCATCGGTTCAGTCCCCCTCCACCGTGCCCATTTCCAGGCGCCGCCTCCGTGGCCGCCGGTGGAACTTGTCCCTCGGTTCTTCGTTTTCTGTACGGCTACTCAGCTCCGTGAAAGTCATCTTCGACCCGTCGAAGTAGAAGTTCACGTCCCCGGTGCGTCCTCTCCGGTTCTTTGCCACCGTGCAGCCCACCTGCGTGTCGTCCGCCGGGTCGGTTTTCCATAGGAAGATCACCTTCACCGCGTTCTGCTCCAGCTCGCCGCTGTCGCGCAGGGAGCTCAGCTTCGGCTTGTCCGTTTCGTTCACCGTGCGGCTCAGCTGCGCCGCCGCCACAATGGGTATCTCCAGCTCCGATGCCAGCAGCTTCAGCTCACGGCTTATGCCGCCCAGCTCCAGGTTACGGTTCTCGGCTTTCTTGTCTTTTTCGCCGATCATCAACCCCAGATAGTCCACCACGATCATTTTCAGGTCATCTATGCCCAGCGCCAGCTCTCGTATGCGGCTCACCGTCACGTCCGGTCCGTCGTAGAAGTACACCGGCAGTTTTGCCTCCATGCTGGCGGTGTAGGCGATATTCATCCACAGATCCTCGTCCGTCTCCGGAACGCCATCTATAAGCTGGTCCATCGTCACGCCCTCGGTCCGCTTGGCCAGTAGACGTTCGCCCACTTCCCCGGCCAGCATCTCCGCCGTGATGTGCAGCACCGTCTTGCCGCCCCGCGCCGCATATTCTGTCATCTCCATGCATAAGGCGCTTTTGCCGCATCCGGGCCGCGCACCAACCAGAATGAGTTGCCCCGGCCACAGGCCCTTCAGCGTGGCATCCAGCAGAGGGAAGCCAGTGTCTATGCGTCCCTCCTTTTTGCCTGCCACGCTGTTCATGGCCTCGCTCATGGCATCCGCCATCGTTTTCAGCCGTCCGCCTCGCCGTGAGCGCATCTTCTGGTGGCATATCGCCGCCACCGCCGCTTGTGGGTCGTCCTCGCCGGTCAGTGCGTCCATCACCGCCTGGGTAAACCGCCGCTTCTCCGCCTTCTTCCGCACGATCTGCGCGTACTCCATAGCGTTGGCGCTGGTGGGGGTGATCTCCATGCACTGCAGCAGGTAGTTGCGCGTTTCGCTGCTGTACAGTCCCTCCCGCTCCAATTCGCTGGCCACGGTCAATCCATCTATGGGCTTCGCCGCCACATACATCCGCCGCACGGTCTCGAAGATGTCCTGGTTGGTCTGTATAAAGAAATCCTCGCCCTCCAGGCATTTCATCAGGTCTTTCACGCAGGAGGCGTCTATCAGCATCGAACCGATCACCGCCCGCTCCGCATCTGCGGAGTAGTCCTGCTGCCACAGCGCCGGTTCCGGGGCAGCGTCCTTACTGATCACGCCTATTTCCATGTGTTCTTCACTCCTTCACCGCGCCCTGCTCCTTCACCATGTCGGCAAATATCTCGTTGAAATACCGCTTCAGGTCGTAGGTGCTCTGCACTTTCTTTCCCCACCACTGGCTGTTCAGTGCAAAGTACAGCACGTTGTCTATCGTGTCCCACGCCACACCGTTTTGCTCGTGCAGCTCGTTCAGCGCCACGGCCTGCTTCTGCATTTCCGCCTCCGTGGGCTGCGCCCTGCCTGGATTGTCCCGGGCCTTCTCCTGCGCCAGGTACTGCGCGATCTGATAGGCTTCGCTGGCGTGGTCAACGGCGGGACTATCGTTTTCAGGGACGAACTCCTGCGTATAGTTGCCCTCCAAAGTTTTCTGGAAGTTGTCAGGGCTCGTGATGAGCCAGTCGAAGCTGGCCACGAAGCCGCGCTTATTCTTCCCCTTCAGGAATGGGCTGTTCTTCACGTTCTCAATGGCTTTCAGCACACCGTCCACGCCGTTTTCCCGGATGCGGGCTTTCAGCGCCCGTCCCCGCTTGGTTTCCGCCGTTACCTTCATCACCTGTGTCAATCCGGTGTCGTTCCACGCTGCCACGATGCGTCGGACATCACTTGTCCGACACACAGGCTCTTTAGAGCCTGTAGATATATCTTCTTCTAACCTATCCTCACCTACACTATCCTTACCTAACCTATCCTGTGGCAGACAGTCGGCAACCACATGGCAACCATCCGGCAACCACTTGGGTACCACGTTGTACCCGCTTTTCTCCGCCACGTTGTCATCCACCGTATACGCGCCGTTCGCTTCAAGCGTAAGCAGCGATAATTCCTCCTTGAAACGGGTCTGCGTGTACCTGTCTTTTCGCAGTGCGTTCGCCATACGCCAGTGTTTGATGACGATCACGCCATTCTCGAACTGGTAGATATAACGGCATTTCAGCAGGGTTTCGAGATCCGATACGCTGGCGTGCGCCTTAAACATGGAGGCGGAGACTTGGTTGCAAAAACCGTCATCGTCTGCGGCCATCGAGAGGTGAAGGTAAAGAGCTTGCGCGGAGGATGACATTTCCATGAAATGGTCATCATCCGTGACGCTCTTGGTAAACATCCTCCGTGTCGCCATCAGTCCCTCTCCCCCCAGACTTTCAAAAATTCTGTGATGTCCGCAGACTTTCCACCATTGTCCTCGTCCTTGCCGCAACCGCAAAGTCCACGCAGAACGCAGCATTTACAGTTGTCCTCATATTGGTCGCTGATGCACTGGCGAATCAGCATTTCCTTTACCTCATGGTCACAACACACAATATCAAAAATGCTGGGCTGTTCGGCGCGTTGCTGCTGCGAGCAGTCCGCTTCCCCAATCTCGCAGAGTTTAACGATGCCTTTGTTGCCCCCGAACGCGCTGTACAGGGGGCACACTTTACAGGTATCGCCCTTTATGCGATCACCGCAAACCTCCAGCATCGCGGCAAATTCTTCCTTCGTGCAGATAATTTTCATGTCCTCTTACCTCCCTCAAATGCCCAGGTCGAAGTCCTCGTCCGCGCCGTCCCGGTCCCAGGGCAGCGGCTCGTCATCCTCTATCTCGTGCAGTGCCGCCGCGCTTTGCTGCGCGGGGTTCTGCGTCCTGCTGGGCTTCCCAGTGGGGGTCTCTCCCGCGCACAGCTTTTCCAGCTGCGGCAGCAGGTCCGCCAGCCGCAGAAATACCTCCACGGGCACCTGCAGCAGCGTTTCCAGCGCTCCCAGTGGTATCACCATCTCGGCGCGAAGCTCGCTCCAAACCTTTTCCTCGCCGTCCTTGGTGGTGTACGGTTTCTGCCGCCATGTGCCCACCACACATACCGCATCGCCCTTTTCCAGGCACGCGCTCAGCTTTGTGGCGGCGTTGTCACCCACGGCGCACACGTTCATAAACTGCTTGCTGTCGTAGCCCATGCCGAACTCCACCTTCGGCAGGTTGTTCTTGGGTATCGCGCCTATCCGGGGATCCCGGCTGACGGAGCCGGTACAGATCATGTACTGGCTTCCGTCAGCCTTGCCCTCTCCGTCCAGACGCTTCCGAACGAATAGAGGCATTACTGCTCACCCTCCCCAAAGAACCCTGCGGAGTAGTCCTTCGCCTCCGTCTTGCCCTCTGCGGGGTTCTGTGTGCGTTTGCGGGACGGGGCGGTGTCGTTACCCTTCTTCGGCTCTGCGGCGCTCTCAGGGGGCGCTGTGGGGCTGGTGGCGGCTGTTTCCTGCTCTGCGGTGGGGGTATCGTCCTCCACCACGTGTCCGGTAGTGGGGATGACCGGCTCGGTTTCCGCGCCGTCCCCCGTGGCCACCACGGTATCGTCGCTGTCCTCGTTGAAGTAGCTGCGTACCTCGTTGCTCAGCGGTGCATAGCCGCTGTTCAGCAGCTGGCGCATCATGGTCTTGCGGCACATCTTGTCCTGTCCGCCGTTCACGTCGTACCAGGGCGTACCGTTCAGCAGTTTGGTCTGCTCCTTGGAGTCCAGCTCGCCATTGATAAGTGCGTTATACTTATCCAGTTTGAAAGCCGGGGAGTAGCGGTCCGCGTGCTTGAGCAGTTTGTCCATGCTCCAATACTCGTAGCGGAACGTTCCGTCCTTCAGCTCAAAGTAGGCGTAGTAGCCGATGACCTTGTGGCTCTCGCGCTCCTCGTCTGTGTCGTACTTGGCCAGGTTGATGACCGGCTTGCCCGTGCGGCGGGAGCGACCTTCCCGTTCGCCCTCGCGCACCTCCACGCAGTCGATGTCCGCGTAGTAGCCGGTGGACATGGCCAGCTGTATGTAGCCCTTGTACGACATCAGGTAGGTTGCCACATTGTTGTAGGGCACGATGTAGTAGCCGTGTCCGTAGATCAGGCCCATGCCCTCGCCACGCAGGCCGGCGGCGATGATGGTGCCGGGGTCGCAGGCTTTCAGCGCCTCGCTGGCGCTCACCGCGCCGATCAGGGTGCTGGTGAACCGCGCCGCCATCTTGTCGTTCTTCAGCGCCCGCGAGATCATCTGCTGGGTGTTGGGCGCCGTGATCGCCATGCTGAATGTGGGCTTCTTGGCCTGCGCCATCTGCGTAAAGCCCGTCTGATTCTGTACTTTCATGTGATGCTTCTCCTCTCATCATTCCGGCACACGCTCAAAGCGGATGCCGTTGTTTTTCATGTAAGAGCGCAGTCCGTTGAGCTGCGCCGCCGTGCCGTGTACGCGGAAATCCACGGTGTAAATTGCCTCCTCCTGCGACAAGGACATCTCATGGCCGTCCTCGTCCACCAGGTCATTAACCGGGCGGGACAGTTCACCCAGCGTTTCGGTCACACTCCTCCCGGTCTCACTTGCTTTCTGTTCGGCCTGACGCATCGTCTCATCAGCCACACGCTTTGATTCTTCCAGCGCCGCCGCGTACTTCGCCGCAGCCTCCGCTTCCTTGCGCTTTCGCTCCTCCTCGGCGGCCTTCATGCGCCCAAGTGTCTCGTTCTTCACCAGCACCGCGCTGATGTTACGGGTACGGGTGTACTCGTCCAGCAGCGTGGTCTCGAACTCGCTGTGCAGCGCACGAATGGCGTTCAGATCGGAGCGGCAGCGGTCAATGGCGGCGTTGATGTCCGCCTGCGCCGTGCTCTCGGGGTAGGTGGCGTTCAGCCACTTGGGATTAAAGCAGTCGTCAAAGGTCAGCCACTCCGCCATGTCGTCCACCACCTGAGCGAAGTAAGCAGCCAGCCGGTCCTTCTTCTCCTGCTTCGCCGCCTCCTCCATCGCCTTGATCTGCACGTCCAGCGCGTTGGCCGCTTCCTCGCACAGGGCGGTCAGCTCCTTGCACTTGGTCTCAAAGCTGCTGTACGCCTCCAGTGCCGCCGCCTTTGCCATCTTGCGGCTCTCGTCGATACGAGCGCTCACCTTGCGGATGGATGCCCGGTACTGCTTGCACTGGCTCATGCTCTCCGGCGTCACCGCCATCGTCCGCAGAGGTTCCAGGTTCTCCGTCAGCCACGCCTTTGTTTCCTCGAAGTTGGCCTCGATCTGAAACTGCCGCAGCGGAGCCAAGTCTGTGGTGATGCGAAATTCCGCCGCGCTCATGCCGTCACCTCCGCGTCGTACTTGGTGATGTGTTTCACCCTGTCCGCCCACGCCGGGTCAATGGCGCTCTCCGGCAGGTCCACCTCTGTGATGATGGCCTTCTTCTCCATGCCCTCACCGCCGGGGACAAGCACCTTGTCCCCGGGGTGCAGCGGCAGGTCGGTGAGGAAGGTGTACGCCTGTCCGCCGTAGCCGTTCAGCTTCGGCTTGTGATACATCGCCTTTACGATCATCCCTGCTCACCCTCCTTCTTGGCCGTGCGCTTGCCGCCCTTCTTGGGGGCGGACTTCTTCTTTGCGGTGGCTTCCTTCTCCGCCTGTGCCGCAGCCCATGCCGCGTCATCCTCCGCCATCTTCTGGCGGATGCGGCTGTCCTTCTCGGTAACGAGCTTTACGGCGTTCTCCGTCAGGCGCACCAGCAGCCCCGCTGTGCCGATGGGTACGTTTTCGGCTA